ATAAATGTTTCATCCCCTGCATTACCCAAAGCAAGAGTTGCTGATCTACGAACATTGCCTGATACAACGCAAGTACCAATAAGGTTTACTAAGTCTACAATGGCACGAGAATCTAGTGTTTCTCCGCCTCTGGAGCCGATTACACGGTCTATCTGGTCGTGCAACTTGATAAGAGGTGCAGGTCCTGATGCAACGCCTCCAAAGCCCTTGATAGGGGCTCCTAGGGGTCTGATCAAATCATAGTTAAATTTCTGAATACTCTGGTTTGCTCTTAAATATGAATTGATCAGAAGTCTAACTGATTCTACCCAACCTTCACGAGTGTCTGGGATTTCAAAGATCTCTTCTGGTTCTGTTGGGGTGTAGATTGAAAAATTCTTATCCTGTCCAACTGTATCAAACCCTACACCAATGCCAAGCATCAATGCATCCATAACCCAAGCAAACAAGGCTCCTGGATCATTCTTATCAAGGTCCTTTGTTGATACCATTGCACAGTTTTGTAGTGCTGCTGAGTTCTTCTTCTCCATAGTCATAGGAGTTCCAAATGCCCACATACCTCGGCCTGGTGGTGTCCACTTTAATTCAAACATTCTTTGGAATGCTTCTTGTGCTGACTTCTGAGCCTTGTAGTCATTCCACGGTAGGCGGTTTTCTTTAGCGTGATTCTTTTGAACTGAATACATACCCTCGATTACACGACGACAAACCTCATGCCATCTCTCTTTGGTTCCATCTTCCTTCATTCTTGAGTAAGTACGAATAAAAGTAATTTCTCCAAGTGAATTTTCTGCTGCATCTTTAAACCCAAATGGGCTTGCTTGGTTCTTGTACTTTTCTACGAAGTCCTCTGGAAGTTTAAAACTAAAAAAATCTGACATAATGTGTATCGTCCTTTCAAAAACGGATTAAGTGTTAATTATAGCAGAGTTTTATAAAAAGCAAAACTCTCCCTAAAGTTGTTATTTACAGTTAGTTTACAATGTTTGCCAGTGTAGGTATTTTCTGTAGTCTCCGTGACCAATAACATTTGAGTCAACCCACCAATCTTCGTGAAAAGATCTGTGAACTAAAGAGTATCCAAAAGAATCCAAGATTTCTCTTTGTGCATCTCTAATTGAATCATTTCTCCAATACATATTTGCATCGTGCTCAAAAGTAATTAAAGTAAATCTATACGTGTTTAGTGGAACTGCTATTAATCCTTGAAGTGTCCAATGACTATTTCCAACTGGCCTACCGTAATTATCATAACCAGCATCTATGTCTAATTGTAGATAGTCAATTTGTTTTGGAAAGTTGTTTTTTTCAAAGTAGTCTACATAGTTAAAGGCAAGAGCATCACCCATACAAGGGTTTTTTCTATTAGAATTAAATTCATCTCTCATAGACTCAACTATTTCAAATGAAACCCCAGTCCAGTCATAGTCTTGCTCTAACGAAAAAGTGTTATTACCATTGCTATAGTGTGCTGCACCCAACTCTACATAATATCCATTTTTCTTTTTATCTAAAATATCAATTACAAACTGTTCTTGCTGTGTTATGTTATGTATCATTTAAATAACTCTTTCTTTAGTCTTGTTGGAGAATCCTCTGTTCCACGTATAAAAACAGTAGAGAAGTATCTTATTGTATCATCTAGGACTGGCAGAGAGCCGTGGACTATGTGCCCCCCGTGTATATATAATGCATTTGCTTTTGGTTTAATTGTAATTTTTAGATCTGGATAATCTAACTCCCCGCCTAAATAGTCATCATTATAATACAAACAAAATCCATATCCTATGTAGTATGGCAAATCTGGAATCCACTGGTCTGCGTGGTGTTTAATAAAGTCACCTTTTTTATATCTTTGCAAATGTGTCTTTTCAGGATAGTAAGAATAGGACTCAAAAAGATTTCTCATCTTATCGTTTATTAAATCAAAAACATTTGTTGATTTAAAGTATAGGTTTTTTCCATACCAAAAATCTGGAGTTTTATTTTCATCCCTTGCTGCTTCATCAAACCAATCTTCTTCTGGAGTATTGTTGATTATAGTATAAACATCGGCAAGTTCTTGCTCTGTTAAAAATTCTTCTACTTCATATACATCATCATAAAGTTTATTTATTTTCATATTTCTCCAAATTATTTACCACTAAGTATGTGGTTTACCTCTATGTGATTTATATTTACATGCTTTGGTAACTCAGATACCCACCTAATGCACTCTGCCATATCTTCTGCTGTTAATGCAGCATTCTTTTTTTCTTCTTGTGTATCTATTGTACCTGGACAAATTTCAGTAATCTTAATTCCATATTCTGGAAACTCTAATCTCATAGTATCTACAAGAGCCATCATACCTCTTTTAGCGTTAGTATAGTTTCCTCCTGATCTATATGGAAACTTTCCACCCAAAGAACTAATAAAAATAATTGTAGGAGATTCTGACTTTTTCATAGAAGGAACAAATAGTTGTGAAAGATACATTGGACCAGATACATTTATATCATACGCTATTCTAAAGTTATCCATTGTTTCATTAATTATATGAGTAGGACCTGATCCTCCTCCTGCATTATTAACAAGCAAGTCAAGAGTTATGTCACTATACTTTTCGTGAAACCTTTTAATCTCATCAGCGCTAGTTATGTCCAGTCTATAAACTTCAACATTATCAGAAACTAAATTAATAACTTTAGACAAATCTCTAGAAACAGCAATAACCTTGTATCCGTTTTCAGATAAAAGTTTTACAGTGGCATAGCCAACGCCTTTACTGGCACCTGTAACTATTGCTGTTTTCACTTACATCCCCTGAGATTTGTTAAGATCCATTCCATTATGAATCCAGTGTGCAGGAACCATATATTTAAAACCAGACTTCACAATATGTGCTGTATGAAAGTATGGAGGAAATGCTGGGAATATGATAACGCTATTTGCTTTTGGTTTTAGTCCAAAATCAATTGCTTTATTTGCTACAGATATATCATAGTCTAAGTCTACTGCTGGTGCAGATCCTTTAGAGAATCCATCAGAACTTGTCCATCCACCATCATAATCCTTTAATTGAAAAGAGATTTCTCCCCCTTCGCAGTCATCATTTAGATACATTACGAGAGAGTATCTCAAAGTTTTGTCTCCGTCTAATTGATCAAAGTGTGCACCCATACCTGTTCCAGTGTTATATTTTTTTATATTAAAGGTTGGGAAAATTCTTGGTTCATCAAAATCTCCAATAGATGTAGCATAGTCTTTGCAAACATTATACAAAGTATTCATTATTGAATCATAAATATACTTGCTTTTTTCTCCTACTTCTCCTTCAAACTTGTTTATTGCATTAATATCAAATGTCTTTGTTTCGCCATAAATAAAACTTTTATCATTAGATGATGTCCAAGGGTTCCAAACATTTACCCCAGTTTCATTGTTTGAATCAAGGTAGTCTAACTCCTTTAGTGTTGACTGAAACTTATCAAAATTATCTATTGCATCTGTATAGTAATAAACCTTTGGGTCTAATATTTCTTTATTCATTTAACTCCTCCTAGTACCTATTGTTTTCATAATGATCTTTGTCTTTTATAAAACCTACAAGAACATATCTTGTTGGTCCTTCTGCTACATAGTTTACTCCATGCTCATACTCTTTATTCCCTGGAAAAAACAACATTGTTCCTGGCTTGGGCTTTAACTTTATATCCAAATTTGGGAAAAATAGTTCACCCTCTAAATAGTCATCATTTATATATACAATTGTAGCATATTTAATAGAGGGGTCTGTGTTTTGATCTGTGTGTGATTTTAACTCTACGCCTGGCTGCATTCTTTGAATTGTTGCAAGTCCACTTAAATGTAATGTTGAGTCTGAGTCAATTACCATTGAATTTAAAACCTCATACATTGGATGGTATATTTCATGATTAGATATATTAAAATTTTTATCTTTCCAGTTTTGTGTAATTTCAAACTTACCTTCAGCAACAAGGTTTTCTACATCATCTCTTCCAAATTTTTTCATACAAAATGTTTTTAAGTTAGCGTGGTATTCTACTTCCCAATCTTCTTGCGATGTACTATCTATAATACTGTTTAGAGTATTTAACTGATCTTTTGACAAAAAGTTTTCAACCGATATTAGTTCTGAGGTAATTTCTTCAAAAGAGTATCCGCTTTCTTTTAATTGTTTTTTAAAAGAATCAATCATTATCAACATCTTCTATCTTGTATTTATTTCCGTCTTTATCTAACTTGTATCCTTCTTTTAACAAGTCTTGCCACTCTGCTCTTTCAATCTCTTGCTGGGCTCTTGTTGCTTTCATTTCTGCAGCCCAAGCATCTCTTAATTCTTGTGGGTAAGCATCCTCTTCACGATCATCCCAGAAAGATCCGATGGTGTATCTTACTCCACTTTCAATCAAAGTTACTTCGTGCATATTGCTAAATCCCCCGTCAAATACGGCAAGCATTCCAACCTTTGGCTGAATCTCTATTTCTTGTCCTGGGAACTTTAATAGTCCGCCCTCAAAGTCATCATTTAAGTAAAGGAATCCAGCATATCTGCTTCTTGTAAATGCTCCAGACTTTCCTTCAGCATCTGTGTTGTCTGAGTGTATTCTTGCATATGCTCCAGGCTCCCACTTTTGTGTGTGATATCCAATTTTACAAATTGTTTTTGGATCAAGGTCGTGAACTGAAGCAATTGCTTCTGGCATTGCTTTTTCAATGTCTGAAAAAATAGTTGGAGATAATCCAGCATCAAGCACCTCTTGATCGTTATCTTGTGGAAGGACAGAAGAGTATGACTCATAAAATGATATAGGCATCCAGGACAACTTTTCACTTTCTGCTTGAGCATCAAGTGCTTGAATCATTTTTTTACACTCTTCATCACTAATAAAGTTTTCATAAACAACTATATCTTTTGTTATTCTTTTTTTATTATTTAGATTCATTTTATCCTTCTTTCTTTGTCAGCATTACTTTTGTTAGGATTTTCATCTCTAAATTTTTGCATAATGTCTGGTTGCATTTCTGCCCAAACATCTTTACCAAACTCTTTTTCTTTTTCAAACCACTCAGGATCTCCTACAGAATACTTCATCCAATACATCCTAGAAAGGTATTTACTTGCTCCTGTTGCTGGCATTACTCCATGAAGATATACACTGTCTCCATTTTTTAGTATTTCAGGGTGCCCAGAAGGGAAAACAAGAAAGTCTCCAGCCTCTGGCTTATACTTATATGCCTCTCCATTTACAATAAAATCAATCTCTCCACCCTCATAATCATCATTAAAATAAGCAAGGGCTGTTATAGCAAACTTGTATCCTGGACTAATGATAGGCTCTCTAATATAGTCTGAATGATATGTCATTGCAATTGGGTCATCAATGTCTGTTCTATATCTTGCTATAGATGGTCCAGTCATTTGCCACTCTTCTTTAGTTTTGCCATCATTTGACAATACCGTTTTTGTTTTGTCAAGGTCTACACTATTACGTGAAGCATAGTCTTCAGTAACTAAATGAAAATTCTTAAAAAGTTCAAGGATTGCGAGTCTTTGTAGTTCTTCTTTTTCTGTTTTTGTTTCTATTTTCTCAAGGTAGTCAACGCTTAATCTGTGTGGATGATCTGTAAATGTAGGATTTAGATATTCTCCAAAATGAGACCATTTTGTCCAAGGACTAAACAATCCATCATCTTCTCCGTTAGATTCCTTTAGTTGAGAATATGTAGCATTAATATCTTTAAAAACATTTTTATAAACAAATATCTTAGGGTAAACCTCAACTGGATTTAGATCAGAATTTATCATGGCTGTCTATCTCCTGTGTGCTTTAATATTTCCCAAAAGAATGGGCAGGTATACCTGAGCCCACTAGTTATCTCTGTTACTCCGTGAATATATTCCTTATCCCCTGGGAAAAAGTATGCTGCTCCACGCTTTGGTTTAAACTGAACTTTTTGTAAAGGAAAGTACAACTCTCCTCCTTCATAGTCATCATTAATATAAAACAAACTTGCGATATCATACTGAGGGAAATCATTTGGCTTTCCAGCATCTGGACCTTCATGAAGTTCTTTGTCTGCGTGAGGCCTCTGTAGTTGACCTGGAAGCCACTTAACAATTGTTTGTCCTGTAGGTTGTGCTTTGACTTGAAAAAACTCTTCTACAATTGGTTTTAATCTTTCGACTAGACCAGAAATTACTGGAACTATTCTTGGATCGTTTTGGTTTAAAGATGGAGCACTAGCCACTCTGTCTTTCCAAAATCCAGCATCATAGACAACTGTTCCATTTTCATTTACGTGGCTTTGTGTTTGATCCCACACAGTCAAAGTTCTTGCTGCTTTGTCAAGCAATTCTAATTCTTCTTGAGTCATAAAATTTTCTAACTCGACAATATTTTCTTTACCATTACCAAACCATCCAGAAGGTGTCATTGATGGCTTTCTTATTACAACGTTGTCTGCATTATTCATAATTATATTATACCATTCTGTTTATTTTTTGTATTATCTTCTACCGATAACTTTAAAACCCTAACTTCGTGCTCACCCAGAGTTTCTCCTTTTTCGTTTACAGCATCTCTATACCAGTCTGTCCACTTTCCAGCAGAATTTATCACTTGTGCTGCATCTCCATAAGATATATTCGCATCTACTCTTTTTCTATCTTCATCTTTATAATCAACAACTTCTATTGATGTATTGTTTAAATCTGAAAGAGAAATAGGAACTATTGTTGCAAGCGGAGTTCCCGCTTTAATAATAATGTTTTTGTTAGGTGATTTTGCTTTGATTGCTAATGGAAGAGGATTGTCATAAAAAGATGTACTGACGATGTTTGACATTGTTTCAAAATCATTGCTAAAATAATTAACTGGATTAATAGTAAATATACTAACATTTTGTTCAGTTCTAAATATTAATCCAGTATTAAAACTTATAGATGATTGACCTCTTCCTCCATAGGATCCTTCTGGTGCTTTAATAATTTCAATATGTTCTGCAGTTTGATCATTTACACCATCCCAAATAAACTCTATATCTTCAATACAGGAAAGACTCCATCCAACCACATTTGACTGTGTTACTGGAAAACATCTATAAGCGTGACCTTCGGAAGTTGCATCCATCCACTCTCTTTTTATAGACATCGGAGCAATATTAAATAAAGCACCATGAGATTTTTCAGCCGATATTTTAAACACTATTCATTATCCCATTTTGGATCATACATATCTGGGGTATGAAACTTTTTGCTGTAATCTAACATTGTAACAATTGAATATTTAGTTCCCGAAGTAACTGGCATAGCCTGATGAGGATACATAAAGTTTGATGGAAAAATATACAAGTCTCCAGCCTGTGCTTTTATATTTAGGTCTTGTAGCCTAAAGTACAATTCCCCACCTTCGTAATCATCATTGACATATGCGACAAGAGAAACTGTACAATTATATGAAAAGCCGTGATCGTGATGCTCTTTAAAGTGTTGTCCTGGACCATACTTTATAAAGTTAAATGCTTCCCAATACTTTAACGGCATAATGCTATGATCTCTTCTGTAGTCTTCCACTGCTGCAAACTGAGCATCATATACATCTTGCCAAATAGCCTGCAACTTTAGAGATTCTTCGCTAGGGTCTTGCTCTATGTCTGTTTTTTTAAATTTAAAGTCTACGCAGTCCCTATATTCTGGCATAAGTTTTTGATATCCAACATACGCTGGCATCCAGTGGTATCTATTACCCTCTGGGGATAACTCTCCATATAAAGCAACTGATCCAAGGGCGTTTTCAAGTCTATTAATAACATCAAACTCTTTTTTAATTACTCCTCTATAGCAAACTATTCCATTGCCTAGATTTACTTTTTCTGTCCATGTTTGCATTTTATCTCCTATTTATATTCTCTTCTTGACCATACTTTATTTTTATATACACCGCCGTCAGGCTGTCTATAAAACTTTCTATTTTCTATTAATTCGTTGTAGGCAGTAGACTGATCAAGATCTTCTATTTTGTGCTCCCAATTTTCTCTTTTAAATGGAAGAACTTGTAGGTATGGAGTTCCTTCTGGGAGTGTTCCCTCCCAACCATCTGCAATAAAAAATGGGAAACTGCCAAGAAGATGAACTTTATCAGAATCAACAACACCAGTTGTATTTATAAATGGGAGGTCAAATCTATTCATTGGTGTCATAAACAAAGCGCTATAGCCTTCTGGTAGTTTCATTCCCCAGTCTGCCATCCAAGCAAAGTGGTGTTTATAGTATCCTTTAGGGTGTTCAAACTGTGGCATTGGTGGTCTTGGCATACAAAATTCTGTATACATTGGGTTCTCAACCTTAACATCTAAATACCCTGAACTATTTTTAGTAAATGTTAAATCGCAAGGAGTTTTAAAAACGTAGCCAGTTATAAATGCATCCATTATTGCTGGACAGGCTTTCCATGTAGGGATTCTTCCATAGTCGTCTACGGTTCCTTCTTTAGGAAATGGACAAACTTCTTTTGGTGCTTTGTAGTATTCTCCGTTTGGCATCTTTGCAAACCTGTCTGCATCCTTATACCAACCTGGAGTTTCTTTTTGTGTTGGAACAGGAACATTAACGCTATTTTTATTTAGCCATGGCCTAAGTGGTTTAAATATAATTTTATTACTTTTTGTAGTCACTACTTGTGTCCTAACTCATTTATATCAGTCATTACAACAACACAATATTTTGCCCCTGATTTCATTGGCAAAGAAGCATGCTCATAAATATAATTAGATGGGCAAAGAAGAATATCCCCAACTTTAGGAGTGTGAACATATCCATCAAGTCTTGGAAATTTTATTTCTCCGCCTTCATAGTCATCATTAATATAAATTACAGCAGAAACTGTACAGTTATAGGCTGGTCCGTGGTCTGCGTGTATATTAAAATGTTTTCCTTCTCCTTCATATTTTACAAAATTAAAGGCTTCATAATAAACAACATTTATTCCCCAATATTTTGCGTAATCGTCTACACAGTATTTAAGTTTTTGATATATTTCTTCGTGTAAATCGATTAGTTCAGAGTTGTCTTGATCTCTTGGTCCAAGATTTTCTTGTTTATATTTAAAATCTACACAGTCTCTTGCTTTTTTAATTGGATTAGGAGAATTTGTAACTGTAGCCTCTGACCATTTATATTTTTTAGTGCCATCAAGATTTGATTCAAGAGTGTTTATATATCTTTCTGAATCTTCTTTTGAAAAAACATTTCTATATAGATTTATCCCTAGTGCTGGGTTTTCAACTACAATACTATCCTCTATTGTCCTAGTTGGAAATCTATTTATAGCAGTTTCTGATCTATCCTTAGTAAACCAAGGATTTGAATTTTCATCATATACCGACATCTTTATCCTTATCTTGATATAAACAACTTAACCCTAAGTATATCACATCAAAATAAATCACATATCTTTTAAATTTAAACATAAATATTTATATGTTTGTTTTTAGAAGAATGCCATCGCGCCAGAGAATGTAGGTGGGGCGAAGTATGGTGGGAAGAATGGTGGGAAGAATGGTGGGAAGAATGGTGGGAAGAACGGGAAGAATGGTGGGAAGAACGGTGGGAAGAACGGGAAGAACGGGAAGAATGGTGGGAAGAATGGTGGGAAGAACGGGAAGAATGGTGGGAAGAACGGTGGGAAGAACGGAGGAGTAGTGGTAACAGAGTTAGAGGCTGCTGAAGTTAAAGAATTTCCATTAGCATTTGTTGCATAAACTGTATATGTCTGAGCAGTTCCTCCTTCTTGAGTAACTGCAACGCTTATAGTTCCTGAACCCACTGTTGCACCCTTTGCATCAGAAGATGCCCAGGTGTAGCCAGTAATTGCAGAACCACCGTTTGCTGGGGCAGACCAAGAAACATTGTCCTGGTTAACCTGTGTGGTTACGGTTGGTGCTGAAGGTGTTGCTGGAACTGTTGTTGCAGTAATTGATGCTGAGGCAGATGATGCAGCAGATGTTCCTGCAGCATTTGTTGCTGTTGCTGTAAATGTATATGCTGTATTTGACTGAAGACCAGTTACTGTAAGTGGTGAACTGGCACCAGTGGCTGTGAATCCCCCTGGGCTTGAAGTTACTGTAAAGGATGTGGCTGCAGGAGAAAGTGCTGGTAAAGAAAAGGTAACTGTTGCTGAGCCATTATTAAATGCTCTACCAGTACCTACGTTTGTAGCAGATACGCTTGTTGGTGCTAATGGCTCTAGAAAGTCGTTAGACGCTTGAGACTTCTTACCTGCTTTTTTACCTGCTGCCATTTGTATCTCCTAATTTCTTATTGAATTTTTATTACGCTGTTAGATCGCCGTAGACAACCCAAGTGTTTTCTGCTCTCTTAAACAGAGTACAAGATGACCACTGAGTTCTTAACTTTAATCCTGGTGTTGCATTTACTGTTACTCCTGCTGTTCCAGCAATTGTTACTTGTCCCGCTCCAGTTTGAAGAATATCTATAGATGTTCCAACTGGGTATGCAATTGTTGCATTTAGAGGAATTGTTAATGTAAGTGCTGAAGCCGATCCCATTTCAATTAAATCATCTCTGTGATTTAATGTTGAAAGTGTGTATGAGGCAGTCTTTTGAGTAATAGGTGTTAAAGAATCTACCTTTAATCCAAGACTAGTTGTTACTGTTGAAGCAAAGTTTGCATCATCCCCAAGGGCTGCAGCAAGTTCATCAAGTGTGTTAAGGGCTGCTGGAGCACCTGCAAGAATTGCATTTACCTGAGATGTTGCATCTGCAATTGCTTCTGTTTTAGCAGTTTGAATCGCTGTAGCCTGTGCTGTAGATACTGGCTTTGATGCATCTGCTGTGTTGTCAACATTTCCAAGTCCTACATCTGCCTTTGCAAGTCCTACAGGAGATGTAATTGTTTTATTTGTTAAAGTTTGTGTTCCAGTTGTTGTAACTAGTATGCTAGTATCTGCAATTCCATGAACATTTGTTGTTGCTGAGTTATGTGTTGTAACATATCCAGATGCTGTTGTTTCTGCTGCTGTTTGAGCAGTCGACACATTTGTTGTAGTTGCAAGGATTGATGTATCTGCAATTCCATGAACATTTGCTGTTGCTGAGTTATGTGTTGTTACTGCTCCATCTGCATAAGTTTCTGTTGCTACTGTGTTATCAATTTCAAGTGAGTTTGTTCCTGAGTTCCAAGCAAGTCCTGTTCCAGCAAGGTCTGAATACTCACCTGTAACTGAAGCAATTGCGTCTGTGACATATGAGAAAGTTGCAAGGACTGATGTATCTGCAATCCCGTGAACAGATGTGTCTGATTCGTGTGTACTTAGATTAGTTGCAATTGTTGTAAAAAACGCTGGGTCATCATTAATTGCTGCTGCGATTTCATTAAGAGTATTTAGTGCTGCAGGTGCGCCGTCATTAAGGAGTGCTTCAAGGCCTGCTGTGTTAGCAAAATATGATAGTGCAGCCCAGTTTGAAGATCCATTACCAATTTTAAATTTATTTGTGTCGGTCTCAAATCCAATTTCACCTGCTCCAAGTGTTGGGTTTGCAGTAGTCCACTGCTGTGCAGTTCCTCTGCGCTGTTGCATTCTTGTTGCCATATTTTATTTCTCCTTATGGGTGCTGCCCATTTACTATCTTATTATAACCCCTATTTTTTAATTGAAGTTATCTACTACACTACCGCCATCAAATACAACTGTCCAAACTGTTGTGTCTGGTCCACCTGCATCTAAACCTGCACCCTGTGGGCTGTTAAATGTTGCGCCATCGTAGAACTGAGATACTATGAAACCAGTTCCATCAATTGCTGTATCGTGAATGTGCTGTGGTAAGTTATTTGTATCATCAATAGTTGCTTGGGTATACCAAGAACCATCGTAATAAAAATTAACTCTGTTTGTTGCAGTGTCTAACCACTGTGTTCCATTAGTTGGTGAAGCGGGAGCAGTTGCTCCTACAGACATAGATCCTGCTACAGAATCCACATACTCCTTGGTTGTTGCATGCTCTGCAAGAGTTGGGGCTCCTACTGTTACTGCATTTCCAAATGTACCGCCGTTTGCTACGACTAATCCATTCTTGACCCTGAAGTCTTTATCTGCTGTTGTCATTTACTGCTCCCTCTTCCAACTATTTTTATTTTTTATTATGCAAGCAATGTTCCGACAACAGTTACCACTGAGGTATTGTTGGCAGTTGTTACACGAAGTCTTACAGTCGTTCCAACTGACACATAGTCTGCTGTTATTGTCATTAGGGAACCATTAGTTCCGACCATTGCATATTCTGTAATTGAGATGTTGTTTGAAGAATCCATAGTTAGGAGAACTTCTGCAACATCTGTGTGTGAGCCTTGTGCTGTCTTTACTAAGAACTTCGCTGAGCGATACTCTGTTCCAAGGAACTCGTATGCTGTTACTTGGCTTGCTGTTGCTACTGAAACTGTTGCTGCTACCTGCTTAGCAACTGAGTTAATCTCAACTGCTGTAAAGTTTGGAACAACTGCTTCAAGAGCATCTACTGCACGAGAATCCTGGAAGTAAAGGTTTGTTGTACCTTCATCAAGATCATCAGTATCAGAATCTGCTACACCGTTTTCTGCGGTAATAGTAAGACCATTTTCGTCACCTGTGATAGTGATATTATCAAGAGTTGCACCAGTCAAAAGTTGTGCTGCTGAAGTCTTAGCACGAACATCTGTGAAGTACTGGTTTGCTAAACCTTCTTCAATATCGTCTGTATCAAGTGCATCAACAATGCCTTGTGCTGTTCCAGTTGCATCGTATGCTGATGCTGTTGCAGAAAGTGCTGCAGTGTTAAAGTCTGAAATGTCTGCTGAATCAAGACCAGTTACAGAAATTGTTGCTCCTGTAATATTGATGTTGTCTCCTGCAGTTAATGTGTCTTGCTTTTCTCCAATTGATGTTGCAATTGTTGAGGCAAATGAAGCATCATCGTTAATTGCTTCTGCAAGTTCGTTAAGTGTATCCAAAAGTTCTGGAGCACCATTAACAAGGGCTGCAACCTCAGCGGCTGCTGTTCCTGCTGGATCATAGTTGCCTGCAAGACCATCTGCATATGCTTCTGCTGCTGCCTGTGCTGCTGCTGCAGCACCTGATGCATCGTACCAAGTATCTACTGTTGTACGATTAATTTCAATTTGACTTGAACCATCAAGTCCAAGTCCTGTTCCAAGATTTGCATCAATGTAGCCAGTTGCTGAATTGTAATCAATACCAGTTCCTGCAGTGATTGCTCCACGAGCACGAGTATCTGTATAGTAAAGGTTTGTTGAACCTTCTTCAATATCGTCTGTATCAAGTGCATCAATTGCTGTAGTGATATCGCCATCTCTTGCAATGTCTGAACCTGCTGCTACTGTAAGTAGTCCAGCGGTTACTGTGAAATCATCTGTGTCAACAGATGTGATAAGTGTTGATCCACCTACCAGGCCGAGGATGTATGCATCTCCGTCTGCTTCTGTAAGAATTGTCTGGTTGTTAATTGTACCTTGTGCACCCTCAACAATCAGCCCGTGCTTTACTTTAAAATCTTTATTATTTGTTGCCATTTTTATATCTCCTTAGTTATGCCTTAAGTCCCATACGTGCGTAACGTACAGTGACTGGCCTGATCGCAGGGTCTGGAGTGACTGTTAAAGCCACGGTATTTCCAGTGCGAGAGACATCAATGGTGCCAATATTCCCATCATTGTCGATTGTTCCATACTCGCTGACTGATACATCTGTACCGTCAACAAGAATTGTCATTTCAGTTGCGTAGAACTTGTTGTCACCTGCTGAAGTTTTTGATATTGAAACAATATACTTCACCATACGCCAAACCGTAGCATCAAAACTATCAATAACAGTTAAGTTCTCAATACCAGTGATTGTGTTTTCATTGTTACCCGCTGATCCCAGGTCTGTTGCCTGAGCAGAAAGGGTATCAATTAGATCTACATAATTTTCTTGAGTAGGTCTATCACCTGTTTGAAATAGACTCTTTACATTTGAAATTGATATTTTAGCCATATAGAGATTATATCACCCTTTTAATTAATCTAATTAAAGAATATAGTTGCTGTACCCAATAACCTGTAGAGGAATTGCTGGGGTGTTACCTGAACCAATAGCCTGAATCTGTATTGCACTAAATTTAACTCTAAACGGCAATACCTCAGTTATAACTGTTTTTCTTGTGAAGTCTTCTACTTTAACTTCTGCGTAATCTACTAAAAAGATTCGCTCTGTTTTGTTTTTTAATTCATCAAGTATTAATGCTGTGGCCATTAATCTGTTACATCTTCAAGAATCTTCATGCTACCCTGAGCAACTGTCCAAACTCTTGTTGGGTCTGATACCTGAATATCAAAGATGTCTCCTGTTTCAAGTTGAACTGATTCTTCTGCTGTAAGCCAAACTGTAAATTCACCAACAAGGTCATCTTCATCTGCAACTGGATATAAATTTAAAACCAGGGTTGCTGCATCTGTAATAATGCCTTTATCTTTTGCAAGGGTTGGTCTTTTAATTTTCATAGCAATGTCCCACTCAGATCCCTCGCCTTTTAAAACCAAAGGCTCTTTAGCATCATCAGTTACATAAACCTTAAACCCAGATGTATCTCCACGAACCACAGTCCAAATAACTGTAGGAGGTTTATTTCCTATGTCGTATGATGTTTGAGATCCTCTTAGAGTTGCCATTTGTTTATTATATCACGACAAACCGTCTCTGAGTGATCCCCAGGTACCGTTGCCTTTTGCCTCTACTATTACGATTCCGTTTGTATTGTTTGCATATGCACAAATACCAACTGCTGCAGATCCTCCTGCTGGTCTAACATTTGTTAGGCCTCCAGACTCTCCAACATATAAAACCTCTCCTGCAACGAAACTTGAAGTATTTAACCCTTCCATAACTCCAGCAACAACAACTACTCCATCAGAACCATTTCCCGTATTGTTTTTTAATAGTCCAAGTATTGGAGATGATGTAGATGGAAGTGCTTTTGCTATTGTGGTTTTTGTTGAATACCCTGTTGCATATACTGGTACTCCAGCATTTATTGCAGCCCCGCTATTATTTTTTACATTAATCTGAAAATATGATACTCCATATGCTGGTAGAATTGCATCAAGGGATTCTGCTAATTTCTTGAAGTCTCCGTGTACGTTTACTGGTGATGTTTCCAGGGGATATTGAATTCCAGCAGTAGAAAAATCATATGTAGTCATAATAAAATAATTATACACCCAAATTTGACTTTTGGCCCAAAATCATGTTATACTTGGTATAGACACCTACCAGGGTGTTATTGTTTTCTAAGGAGGAAACTATGATTAAATTTATCGAAAGAAACAAAGAGATCATTAGCACACTCAGTATCGTAGCATTAGTAACTGTTTTGTCGAACGGAGCCAATGCTGATTCAGGTCTTGATACGAAGAACAATCTTAGCCTTGAACAGGCTCAGACAATAGATACCGCCTCGAAAGAGGTTTTTTTGGTTTCTAAGGAAAAAAAACTAGAGAGTTTTGAGAATAAGACTTCTCTAACTGATTTAGAACTAAAGGAACTCCTGTCCTTAGTAGGCTTCAAGGGTAAAGACCTTGTAGTTGCTTGGGCAGTGGCTAAAAAGGAGTCTAATGGGCGACCATTGGCTTTTAATGGCAATCACAAGACTGGGGACTCGTCTTATGGTATGTTCCAAATCAATATGATTGACAACCTTGGTCCTGATCGTAGAACTAAGTTTGATCTTGAGTCAAATGCTGAACTATTTAATCCCGTCAAAAATGCAGAGATTGCATATTATATGACAAATGGTGGAGAAGACTGGTCCTCATGGAAGGGCATCACTCCAAGAACTAAAACCTGGATGGCTAAATTTCCTAAATAATAAATAAAAATAATGCCCCCTTGGAGAAATCCTTGGGGGTATTTTATTGCATACTTTCAAAAAAACTGCGATAGTTATTAACTGACAAAACAGTGTTTTTTGATAGTAGACCCGCAGATTCGCTGAAGGCAGATCTACCAGTTATTAAAACTTTTGCCATTACCATCATAGTAAATGCTGTATAGGTATCTAGATTATTTAAAATTTCAATACCTGGATATGCATCCCTAAGTAATTTAAAGTTTATAGACATTGTGTCAAAAGAATCGTTTTCGTCTTTGTGTAAATGAGGTTGTCTCCATTTATCTAATTGATTTTGATTTATAGGCTTAAACTTTTTGTTTGAATCTGGAGCATCTGTTAAAATTATTACTCTGTCTGGAACAATATTTAGTTTTTTTAAAAAGTCTGGAAGTCGTTGCAACATGTCTACATAAACAGATTCTTCTACCCATCTTGGATTTTCTGGAAGAACATTGCCTCTTCTTATATGAATCACTACATTGTTTTCTGTTTTTTCTATAGTGCTAAATTCTTTGGCAACATCTAAGAATGTCCATGGCTGATCTATTACTCCTGCATTTTTGTACAATATTTCGTATCCTAAGCCAACTTTATCACAAAGAACAAAACTGTCTTTGTTAGAAAAGTCTATATCTTTCCAAGGGTTACTTAATATTGTATTAAACTTATCTATGAATTTAACCTTTTCTTCTTCGCTGTAAACTTTGTCAGATTCATGAATTAAAAAATCTGTAATTGGACTGTCTTCAAAAAGAAGGTTGTGGTATTTTGCATAAGACATGCAGAATAGTTTTCTCCATAGTTGTGCTCCAATGCCATCTTGCAAAAAAACTTCTCTTACAACTTCAGCCTTATCCATTTATTTGACTTTTAATCCAATTGTAGGTTTTTTCTATACCGTTTTGCAATGGCAGAGAATAGTCCCACTGTAGTTTTTCTCTGATTAAATCATTGTTTGAGTTTCTTCCACGAACACCCAATGGTCCTGAAATATGATTTTTCTTTAAAGACTTTCCTTCAATAGAGCAGGCTGTGTCTACTAACTGGTTTATTGTTACCATTTCTTCAGAGCCAATATTGATTGGTCCCGTAAAGTCTGATTCCATAAGTTTTTTGGTTGCATCTATGCATTCATCAATAAACAAGAATGAACGAGTTTGTTCACCGTCGCCCCAAATTTCTATAGAATCTGTTGCCTGAATAACTTTTCTACACATTGCTGCAGGTGCTTTTTCTTTACCACCATCCCATGTTCCTTCTGGCCCAAAGATGTTATGATATCTTGCTATTGCAACTGGTATCTTGTTGTTCTTGTTAAATGCTAGAAATAGTCTTTCGCTAAACAGTTTTTCCCAACCATATTCGCTATCGGGATCTGCAGGGTACGCATCTGATTCTTTGAGTCCAGGATTATTGGTTTCTAGTTGTTTGTAATCGGGATACATACATGCTGAACTTGAGTAGAATATCTTGGTCTTGTTAATCTCGTATTTTTTGTTTAGTCTTGATTGTGCTCTAAGTAAGTTTAAATTAATTAATGCTGAGTTTTCCATAATCTGGGAATCGTTATCTCCAGTAAAAATATATCCAGCACCACCCATGTCTGCAGCAAACTGATATATTTCGTCAAATGATGTAATTAATTTATATGGTATCTCTGAATAAAAATTACCAGCATAACCCTTAAACTGAACAACCTTTTCCATGTTGTCGTATACTGACAGATCTCTTTCAATAAATTCATCTGCTTGTGTTTCAGAAAAGTCTGGATGTTTTAGGTCTACTCCACGAACCCAGTATCCTTCAGACTTTAAACGCTTTACCATATGGCTTCCAATAAAACCACCTGCTCCTAAGACTAATGCTGTCTTCATGATAATCTTGACTCCTTCCATTCTCTCCACCACATTTTTCTGCCAGGGTTTAGTGGATGACCATTCCAAGAGTATGGATGGCCTTCTGTTGTTTCTGGATTATCAAAGAAATCCCAAGTTTCATTACGAGTTTGATTTCTATTTCTATGGATGTATGCAGTATAGGTGCTTCCTGATGTGCCAACAAAAGTTTCTGAATCATGCATAACTAAATTACAGATTAAACCAAAAACTACTTCATCCTGAAATTGTAAGGACTTAAAGTCTTCTGCAAAGTTGTTAACAATGTATTCATCTAATAGCATAAATCTATGCTTATTGTCTTCAACCATTTTATGACCTGGTTCATCTGTTGACAAAACTATTGGCAAGTTGTTTTGCTCAAAGTTACTGATCCAAGACTCAAACATTTCTTGAGTGGTTTCAAACATGTGCACATGGTCAGTTAGTCTTAAATGCATACCTTGAAATGTGCCTAAAGAGTTAGATATCTTCTTAGCCAGGTCTGTGTATTCTTTCTTAAACCTAACTGAGGACAATACCTTATCTAGTTCAGGGCTTCTGTTATAGAAAAATCTTGAGTACCAGCCCAATGTTCCTTTTAGATGTATTGGTCTATCTAGTGGCAATCTTTGTCTGCCCTCAGCAAATGCTAACTCATTTTCTGTTATTTTTGTGCTATTGCTGTAGTAGTAGTTATTTAATATGTCCTCTATAACCACTTCTTCCTGCTTAAAGTTGTCTATTTTTTGATCAATTACAATTAAGTTTGAATCAAAGTCTAATAATTCTAATAGGTGTGGAAACTGATCTGGATTTGTAAATCCTTCTCTTTGATTGTTATGAAATCTAGAAGGAGTGTGAATTGGAACAGCCCTAAAATCAAATAAATGATCACCCTTGTTGCTTGCATTATGAACTACAACAGTTGCATTTGTTTCATGTGAGAGACCCACTGCTAACTCTAGACTCATTACCTGATTTATTAATCCGCAAGGATTCCAGTGTTGGAAAAATATCTTATTTGTTGCCATAATTGAGCCCCCACTGCTCTTCTGTAATTTGCCCTCTGACTACCTGAAGATATTCTGCGCCCTTGGTAAACCACCAATGATCTGGCTCTGCAAAATGAAAGAAAATCATAGCAACATGATTCGTCTCTGGGTTAGGAAATTCTTCACGCCAATGTAATTGATCATTGCCGTAGTATGCCAATGCCTGGTTAGGATAAAGACAATAGTTTTTGTCTTCTACCCACAAATCCCACGGATTATTCTGATAAACACACATATCAAGAGTATATGTGCATGCATTGTCATCTTTATGTTTGTAAAGACTTGGGGTAGGGTTTTGTCCTTCATAATGTGCAAATAGGGTATATGTTGGCATTAAAGATTCACTATCAAATACTTGTCTTGCAGTGTCTACTAGTTTATCTGCTAATTCACCAAGAATTGGAAGATCAAAGTCTCCAATGCAGTACCTACTAAATCCAGGATCAAAACCAAAACTTTTAGGATTGTCTAAAGACTCAAGCAGTCTTGTATAATCTTCAGCATTTAATAAACTATTTATTAATTGTGGCTCTTTCATCGCATCCAACTAACTACTGCGTATCTTTCTCCTTCAATTACTGGAGATACTGAGTGATTATAAACATATGTTGAAGGAAATATAATCATTTGATTTGACATTGGCTTTATGCTTAAATTAAATCTAGGAAAGTTTATTTCTCCACCAACATAGTCATCGTTCATGTAATATAAAGTAGAAACTCTTCTATGATAGTCTGGGTGATCATCTATATGATTAGTAAAAAACTGTCCTTTACCATATTTTAAAATTCCATATTGATCGTGCCAATTTGAGTTTATTCCATAAAAAGATAAATAGTCTTTTTCAATTAAATCAAAATGTTCAAAAAATAAATTATTTAAATTTTTGTTAAACTCTTCAACAAAGTTTGTTGATAATTCTTTGTCTATTTTCGCTAAATATGGTATCCCTATTGTTAAGGTGTTTCTTGTTTCGTTGTTAATCCTAACATTATCTGCTTCTTTTACAGATGCACCCTGCCATTCTATTTTTGCAGAATTGATGCCTTCTTCAATTTCTTTATATAAGTTTTCTGAATTTGGTATTACATTACTATAAACAACTATTCCTGGTGCTATTTCTTCTTTGTTCATTGTCTACCATTTTCCTATAGGGCATGTTGCCAAATCTAATTTTGTTTTTACTTTCATAAAACACCCACACTTTTTACACTGCGTAGTTAGTTTAATCAATTCTGGACATGCTTTGCAAATAGAAAATCTATCTTCTGCTTTTTCTTCATCTGCCCATTCTGTATTAGGGTTTGCTATATCCCAAGGCCTGGCTTCTCCAAGATTTTTTTTCCATTGCTGCCAAGGACTAAGAACTTCTGACATTTTTAGTTATCTTATTCTACAAAACTTGTTCCATTATGGGTCCAGCCTCTTTTTACAGAGTTTGTTTCATCTTCAATAATTTTTGGATCTGATTTTAATGCTGCAATCAGTCCAGTGGCTGTAGAATCTGTACTATTTGAATCTAAACTAAATGTACCCGCGACTTCTCCATCAACTACAATTGCAAATCTAACTTCTGACATAATGCCTCCTATTTTTATTAATTATAGCACAAGTTATCAACTAAAAACAAGTCCACATTGATCCTACACATATGCACTCTCCTGGAGCATATCCTGATGGGTATGGTCCACAATTTGCTGTAGGAGTAGGTGCTACAGGTGTAGGTGCTACTGGAGTAGGTGCTACAGGGACAGGCGCTACTGGAGTAGGTGCTACTGGAGTAGGTGCTACTGGAGTAGGTGCTACTGGAGTAGGTGCTACTGGAGTAGGTGCTACAGGGACAGGCGCTACAGGAGTAGGTGCTACAGGAGTAGGCGCTACAGGTGTAGGTGTTGGTGAAAGAGTTGTAATAGATGCAGAAGCGCTTGCCAAGGTTGTGCCATCTGAGTTTCTTGCTGAAACATAAACTCCATAAGTTGTGCTTGAAGAAAGACCACTAAATGTAGCAGATGATGATGATGTAGTAGTTACAGAAGATTGAGTATCATCATCATAAACATAGAAAATACTATAATTTACAGTTCCTGCTGGGGCGTTAGCCCAAGAGTATGTTACAGAACTTGTTGTTGAGGAAGTACTTGTTATTGCAAAAGCAGGTGCTACAGGAGCAGGTGCTACAGGTGTAGGTGCTACAGGTGTAGGTGCTACAGGTGTAGGTGCTACAGGTGTAGGTGCTACAGGTGTAGGTGCTACAGGGACAGGCGCTACAGGCGTAGGCGCTACTGGCGTAGGTGCTACTGGCGTAGGTGCTACAGGGACAGGCGCTACAGGAGTAGGTGCTACTGGAGTAGGTGCTACTGGAGTGGGAGTTGGTGTTGGTGTAGAAGCACCTTCATATATATCTCCATACGCAATCCAAGAATTTTCTGCAATCTTTAAAAGTGTTGCTTTGCCATATTGTGAGTCAATATACATTTGTGCATTTTTGCTATTTATTGTTACGCCAGATCCTGGAGTAAATGTCGTTCTTCCTGAACCGACTTCAATTAAATCAACCTTATAACCAATTGGCAAAGCAATGGCAGAATTTGCTGGGACTGTAAGGGCAATTGTTGAAGAAGTAGATAAAAGAATTGTATTTCCAACATTAGATGCTTCTAAAGTAAAATTAGATGTTTTTTCAATAACTGTTGACAAATAGTCAAGGTCGAACCTGTTTGCCCCTGCATTCCAATCAATTCCTGTTCCAGCAAGTTGAGCATACTCGTCTGTAACTCCAGCAATTGCGTTTGTAACATAGGCGGTTGTTGCAAGTGTTTGAATGGTGTTATCTATGGCTTTAAAATGTCCTGCTATTGATTTTGTGTTAATTCCACTTGCTGTTCCGAGAGTGTTTTCTGTAGGAATTGTTGTTGATCCATAGTGGTAAAGCCTTAAGGCCGCTTGAATGTCGGCTGCATCTTCATAGCCAGGTATCTTGGTTGGGTATATACCAGAACCAATTTCCGTATTATCAATATATTCAGCAGCCATTACATATCACCATCTTAGATTATACCACCGTAATTAGGAAATGAATAGAAACTGTTCTATTTAGATTAACCCAACTTCCTCCTGAAAATTCAACGGCATTTATATCAACTGGAAGCATTAAATCTCCAGTTCCTGATTCAAATTCTAAAGGCTTGATTGTAATAGAGTGTGCAATAGGATTTCCTGGGTCAGAAAATGTACACTGAACATTAAAGTCTTCTGCTGTTAGACCACCAACAAGACTTTGTGGTGCAATATTAGATACTCTAAAATCTACCTCGCTTGTGGTCTGGCCATCTGTAAAAGCAACATTTCTTATAACGCTAAATTTATCTTTTATTAATGGTCCAGTTAAAACCCAAGTGTTAACACCAGAAACATTTACGTATTGATAAAGACCCATATAATCATCATCTGTTGCCTGAACATTTATATAAAGGTCAAGTAGTTGCAATGTAACAGAATGTGATACTGTATTTGGATGTCCGTTTCCTACAAGAAAAATTCCACCTCTATCTCCTTGTGGTCCAAAATCAACTTCTACATTAACATTGGCTGTACCACCAATTACTTTAACGTCATCAGAAGATACAAATATGTTTGTCATTAACTTCCAGTACCCTGGGTTACGTCATCTGTTACAGATATAGAGCCAGTTAAAAGTGTAAAGACTTTATCATAAGTTCCTGCTCCTGCAGCATAAATTTGAATATCATAAACATATGTTATGTCTGGGTCCATAAGTGCTCCATTTGCTGGAGTGATAGCGCAAGTAATATATGTTCCATCTGTTGAGATTATTGCACTTCCAGTAATTTGATCTGCAAGTCCTGCTGCTCCTCTTACTTCTGCAATTTTAAACCTTGCATTACTATAGTCATCTAATTGAAAAATAGATCCATCAGTCTTTTGAGGGTATACCTTAAACTCGTGGGTATCACCCTTATAATAATTTATATTTAGTTCTCCTGGAAATGCCATAGTTTTATTATACCACGCTGACATATACAGAATTGAAAATTACGGAAGCGTCAAAGTCTGTTCTAATCTGTGGTACAGCCCCATTACCCCACATAGCCTGATCTTCTATAAAAATCTGCTGGGTTATAGAAAGATTGTAAACATTCTGATATTTAAAAGATCCTACTAACTGCACAAACTCTTTATCTTTGCTTGCAAAGTAGGTTCTTAGCCAAACCTCAGTATTAGAGGTATAGGTAGTTAACTCAAAGTTGTATGTTATGAATACTTGGGAGCCTTGCTTTATCCCGTGGAAGTTTAGGGCTCTTTGATGGCTATTCCAAAGACTGGTACAGCCTTTAGGTAGATATGTTTCATTCTGGATTTTATCTTTTGTATCTAATAAAAGAGTGACCCATCCATCATCTCCTTGAGATATACCAAGTTTGGTTGGTTTTGTAATATCGTTTGTATATGAAGCCCATCCCGCTTGCTGACCTGAAGACGATAAAGAACTTATCCCATCTTTTCCATTTGGTCCTGCAGATCCTTTGGGACCTGGTTTTCCTTCTGGTCCTTGAGGTCCTTCTTTTCCATCTATACCGTTTTTGCCTGCTGGTCCTTGTGGTCCCGTTGGTCCAGGAACTGGAAGAAATGATAATGTATTTTCTTGGTATGGGGATGCTTGACTTTGCTCTACTTGTGCAGCATAGGAAGATTTTTTTGCACCTGGAAAGTCCATAGATTTAGAAGCAGCCATATCGCTATTATCTCACGGTATTAAGTCAGTGGGTCTATAGATGTAATGATTCCATTAGTAACTGTAACTAATTTACTATCTGGAGTTTCAAATGTTCCTGTTGCTCCCCCTACAAAAGCAGTAGTCTGAACGGTATTGTCAGGGAATGTAACTCCATTAGGTTGGAACATCCATCTATCCTCACCCATATTTCTAGAGAATGTATAAGATTCTCCAGTTACAAAAGATAGACCGTCAGCAACAACTGTCATTAAACCTGCGTAAGGATATTCTTGTGTAACTGCCGTTACTACAAAATTATCTCCTCCTGTGTACAAATGAACAGTGTCACCAACAAGAATATTTGCACCTGTTGCAACCATGAATTCCGTGTTGCTTGCCTGATTAGAGTTTGCGTAAATGTCTACTCGATCTGGATTTTTTGATCTAATAATTACATTACCAGAGCCATCACTTACCTGTACTCCAGTTCTTTCTGCTCCAATAAACAGATCTGCAGTAGAAGCATCTTGAACTCCTCCTGCACGAATATGAATATGGTTTGGTGATGTTGGATCAATTATTAAATACTGATCTTCATGATATTGATTTTGTACTAAAGCCACATCTGGCAGTAATTTAATAGTTCCATTACCAGCACCGTCACCAGATCCTGTACCAGCACCCATAATATATACACCGTTAAATGTAATTTGTCCAGTGTCTGCTGCTGAGCCATCTGCACCCTTTGGAATCCAAACTTCCCATTCTATAGAGTTACCAACTGGATCCTCAAGTTGTCCGCTTGCTTTAGCAAGATATAGTTGTCCATCTGATCCTCTTACTACTGCAATGTCTGTTACATATCCACTTGATGCATTATAGTTTCCTAAATAATAAATTCCAAAATCTGTTCCATTCGTACCGTCAGAACCATCGGCACCATCTGATCCGTCTGCACCTTTAGCAGATACTAAAAGCCACCCATTTGTTGGTGGAGCGTATGATGAAAATTGGCCAGTAGGATGATAGTAGGTAGATCCTTGAAATTCAACTACAGATCCAGCAGCATAGTCAATTCCGTTTACCCATTCACCAGTAAAATTCCAAAGAGCATCCGCTCCATCTGCGCCGTCTGCGCCATCTGCTCCTGGGGCACCTGGTGTACCTTCTCCGCTACCACCTGTTGTAGAAAACCGTGCCATTAGTTACCTGTCTCTAAACCAGTCTGTAGAATTGCAACCTTTGAACTGTTAACATTTGAAATTGCATAAAGCGCATCTTGTCCAGGTAGTTCAATAGAAAATGCTGCGCCTGGAGCAATGCGATATCCATAAACAGAGGCAGAGACATCTTCTCCGCCGACGTATACGTAAGCAGATTCGTGTATGTTTTGAATTGTAATATCCATTCCAGAGTGTACTCCGTTTGGAGATAAACGAGTAGCAGTTGTATTGCTAAGTGTTGTGTGGGCGTGTAAAGTCATGCCTAAATTATATCACTTATTTATTTTGAATATTTTATTCTTGATTCTAATTACTGGTGGCAACTCAGGTCTTGGAGTTGTAACTTTAACTACCGCCATTATAGGCTACCTGTAATATCTCCAATTACAGAGATGGTTCCAATCAAAGGTGTCCAAATTGTTTCTCCATCAATAGTTACTTGAAGGTCAAATGTTAATTCTGTTACAACTGACTTAAATCCAGTACCCCAGTATTTAGTAATACAGGCTGGAGCCATAATATCTACATATCCCTCTCCTGCCGTAACTTCCAGGGAATCAAGAGTGTCAGACTGAGGATCATAAGTAGTAGCCTCAAAGGTCCAATCAGAGGTATCAAAATATGTTACTTCATCATCTTCTAAAAATTCAATACGAAGCGGAGAGGTATCTCCTCTAACTATATTCCATTTGATTCGAGCAGGATCTGCTCCAAATATCTCAGGTGAACAAAGATTCATAATGTGATTATACCATAAAAAAAGACTAGTACTCAGGCTGGTGGGTATGAGAGACAAACCAGAGTACTAGTCAGATTAAAGTATATCATATCAGTACAATTCGGACAGTGATATTTAAAGTTATAAAATTGTTATAATAGGTAATGTCCGTTTTGTCATAATAAGTCTTAATAGTCAGGATGTCGGATAGTGTATACTTAAAATATATAAGAAAAAAGAACTATCTTTAAGGTTTGTATTTACAAGATATCTTATATATAGTATATAGAGTTATTTGGATTTGGCAATATATTCAATTAATATATCGTACATATGATCTAGTTTGGCTTTCATAACTTTATGATCTTCTTTCATTGCGCTACGACTGACATCTGCTTCATTGATACGAAGTTCTAGTCTTGAAATTTGGTCTTTCATTGATGATCCAGAATTCGGCTTAAGTTCGGCTAAATAGTGTTTAACAAGCCACTTGATTCCAAAGGCTATAGATGATACAATTGTAAGTATGGCTACGATAAGGGAAGCCCAGTCTTGGATTGTCATAACTATATTATTATAAGGGGTATATTCAAAAAATGAAAACAGCCATATATTTTCTCCATATTCCAAGAACATCTGGAGTCTTTATTAGAGATATCGTTTTGCCTCATTCTGAAAAAAACCAAAAAACCTTTTTATCAACTCACAAAGTAAACATAGAATTACAAGAATTTAAAAACAAAGACTATATTTCTGGACATTATGGTCTTACCCCAACACCTTATGCCTCAAAAACATTTACAATATTAAGAGATCCAGTAGAAAGATCTTTTAGTTATATGAAGTATATTTGGGAACATTTTTATAACTATATGAGTATTGATGAAGCCTTTATGTTTTTTTTAACAAACAAAAATTTTATAAATGTTTTATCCAACCAGCAGTCCTATTTTTTAACATCGGATATTGATATTGATGAATATAACAAAAATACAAATAGAATAGAAAAGCATGTTTCTTCTAACTGGTATCTAATTACAAAAAAAATAAGTAAAGATTCTGTTGTAGAAAGTATTAATAAAAATAATATAACTGTTTTATTTTTTGAAGATCCAGATCTGTACAAAAAAGTTTTTAGCATTTATGGATTAAATAATAATGACACAATTGGCTACAACAAAAAAGCAAATGAATCCGTAGAGACTGACTTAGAACTTTATAATAAATATTATGATAAAATATACGAAATAAATGAAATTGATATAGAGGTATATAATACTTTAAAGGAGAAAATGAAATGACAGAGTTTAGCAAAGAAAACCCTTGGAGAATAAACAACTTTGGTTTTGTTTTTGTTGATAGTATAAAAAAAGAAATAACAGAATATGTTGAAGAGTGGTTAATAGATACATCTAGACAAGAAAAGTTCCAATCGCACGAAAAAACCTTTATGTATCAATTAAAAGAACTTGATTATGAGTGGAACTTAAAAGATAAAATAAATTCAACTTCACCGAACAACTTTAAAACAAAAGAAGCCAATGATGAAATAAAAAATATATATAAAAAACTTGAAGAACTTGTGGTAGGAAAAGTAATAAGGTCGGAAGTTATAAATCTGTTGCCAAACAGCAGAATAAGAACACACAAAGACAGATCAGACCTTTTGTATGTGTCAAGAAGGTTTCACATACCTATTTTAACAAATAAAGAATGTACATTTACAGTTGAACGAGAGGTTTTTCAATTGGAGTCATCTACTTTGTACGAGTTAAACAATAGAAAATATCATTCAGTGGAAAATAGTAGCAATGAAAACAGAGTTCATCTAATAATTGACGTACTTCCAATTCAGTACATAGGTAATGTAGAATTTTTATGATAAACGATAACTTTGATGGTTGCCCCTTTTGCATAACTACCTGGATGTGCGATGGTCCACACATACCCTTTAAAGATATGAATAACTATCTTAACCATAGAGAATATACTAAAGAATACTATATGCTTGCAACTTTGGACGAAATTAAAAAATATAGTAAAGAGTTCGAACTTGACTTGTCTGTCCTTTCGGATAGAATTAGAAAGATGATGGAGGGAAGACAGACATGATAGATTCTATACTTGAGACTCTTGAGCATTCTAAGAATTTAATTATCTCCCCCGATATGGATGGCTTTATGACCGCAAAATTAATAGAGCGTTTTAACGGTTCGAAAATAGTAGGATCATATGATAAGAACATCTTGTGTCTCGCCGACGGGATCAATCCAGAAGAATGTTTGTTTGTCGACTGCGATATGAATCGACAAGAGTATGTATCTCTCGGAAATCATATGCGCTTACTCGACGATAATATGTCAGTCGAGTCGTTTAATCCGAATGTACACTTCGGCGTGACGACATATACTGACAAGTTTCCATATGCAACCGCTTTTTTGATAAGTTTCGCAACAGAGGTTCAAACCTCCGACTCTGACCTTATACGCATGGCTTTCGCTGATTCAACTCTAAAGAATATGGAGAAGTACAGCGACAACATGCGAAATTGGTCTACACGGATGGATCATCCTGCAGTAAAGTACATAACAGACAATTCGGACATTGCACGGGATAACGATAGAGATGCAAGATTTGAATATGTAGACCAAGCATTTGTATCTAAAAGATACGGCAAGGAAAGATACATAGATACCCTTAATAAGGCCCTAGAAGGCCAGGAGATGAGTTTTGAGCCACTAGTCCAGGGTAGTAAGTATATGTCAGACAAAGTAGGTTTAAACACCGTATTAAGATATAATAAAGATATAATCTCATATGCTGAAATCTTTGGTGGCGAGTATAGCGTTACATATGATCAGGAGATAGAGTGGAAGTAGAGTTTTATAATAAGGATGCTAGGGATGTGTTTCTTTCGCCAAAAAGCGTAGATCTTTTTTTAATTCACCCGCCGTATTTTAAAATGACAAATAACAACGAATACGGTGGTGACTCAAACCTTCAAATACATAATTTAAGAGACCAAGAAGAGTTTAGTCAGTCTATGATTAAATATCTTAAGAATATGGAAGATGCCCTCAAGAATGATGGAAACATTCTTCTTATTATTCCAAACTGCCACGATGGTATTTTAGGTATTGCAGATATTATAAAAAATACAAACCTTTTTATTGATAAGATTATTATGTGGCATTTCGGCAAAGTGGATTTAGCAATTAAGAATCAATATATGGCAAACCTTATTTTACAGATACGTAAAGATAAAAATTTTCAATATCCTGTGCCTGGGCTAAATAGTTTAGTTATAGATCAGCCTTGGATTTTTACCGATGTCTCCAAATATCAGGATTCGGCATTTGTTTACGATGGTTTTCCAAAAGAAATATCAGATACTCTTATAGAGGCTTTTTCTAAAGAGGGTGATACTGTAGCAGATATCTTTGGTGGAACAGGGACTACCATTATCTCTGCCCTGGAAAAAAATAGAAAAGCGATATATAGCGATGCCTCTATAGACCAGTTCAATTTGGCAAAAAGACGAGTTTATGATACAATTGGATATAAAGAAAAGGATAAAAATATGACAAAAGAAGAAGCAGTAAAGATTATGTTAGATAGCATCAATGCGGACAACTTGGCTTTAGGCCTTCAGGCTGGTTTAAGAGAAGAAGATATCAAGATGCAAATTGAACAAAGCCAGCCAAGCCTTAGTTTTATGATGTCAAATATTTATGACCTATTGAAGCAAAAAGAAATTATTGCTTAGTATTTAAATATGTCAGATGATGTTAGGTTTATTGACTTATTTGATCCTAATCAACCAAGATCAGATCGTGAACTAATTGAGTCCCGCTTAAAAATATGTAATGGGTGTGAGTGGTTTAAGAAGTCCCTTGCAAAATGCAGAAAGTGTGGATGCTTTATGAAACTAAAGACAACGCTTCAAGATGCAAAGTGTCCTATCGATAAGTGGTAACAAACCTTATTTGCAAGAACAGTCAGCGCAGCAGGTTTCTGAAAATAATTTTACAGCCAAGGATGAGTCTTCTGTTGGTCTACCCAAATCTTCCCAAAACATTTCTCTGCCGATATTGTCTGTTTCTGGTATAGGGTTTGATTCAAACTGGAATTCTGGATCCCAGGCTTTTTCTAGATTCTCTAATATTCCCATGAATTCATTATACAGCAAAATCTGAAAAATTTTGTAAATTCAAATAGCCTAAAATCTGAATATTTTGTTCAGATGTATGATGCAGTATTTTAAATAGTGCAGGATAAAAATATAGTGAGCACATAAGCGATCTTGTTTTATTTATGTCAAATTAATGCTAGTTTATTTTTATTTACTAGGAGGTACCAATATTTTTTATCTTAATACTGGCACCCACCTAATAAATATCACTGGGTGAGGCTAACTAACTTTTGTAAGTATAGGGGTCACCTTGCGATCTAGATACGCTTTCATTTGCTTAGTTTCTTTTTGTTGTTTTAGGTCTATATTAGCAATACCTAAATCTTTTAATACTTTAGATGTTTCTATTACTATAGTTTTAGCAAATGCAACACCTAATAGTTTTAGTCCTAAAGGAATTGCGACTACTGCACCAATAACTAGCACCATAGTAACTACGGCACCAAAGATTAGAAAATATCCTAACCAATCAAAGAATACACTAAACGGATTTGTAAACCAATCAAACATTTATCTCCTAGTCAGATGTAGTAAGTGTTGATACGGGTGTGAGTGAGTCTAGGTAATCTTGTCTTACCTTAGACATAACTCTATCTATTTGTGCATAAGCATTAGCGCACTTATAGCAATAGGTCTCTGTGTTAATGCCTAACATAAAGGCATCTGTTCCACTATAGACTAACTCTGTTGATTTGCAGTTTATAACTTGGCATTTCATTTATTTATCTCTTTTCTTTTGTGCATAAGCAGGGGTTAATAGTTATTTGTTTTCCTTTTTGTGTAACTACCGCAAGGGTGCTACATTGTGAGCATAGATATATGTGCATATTAGTATTCACTATCCTTATCTAGTATGGTAGGGATAAGGACTAGTATAGTGCCTAGCACTGACAAGGCTATTAGTATAATAGGTAGGCTCATTAGTTACCCCCGAAAATAAAGGCTAGGGCTATGGCTATACCTAACCCTATGAATGCACCTATAGGGGCATAGTCTGCATTCTCATCTAGCCAATCAATTATTGATGTAAATGGATTCATATTTACTTACCTACCTTAGATAATGCCATATATCGCTCAACGATAACCTTAGCCTTATCAAACCCATACTTATCGTTTAGAATAGCGCATTGGCGTAGTGTCAATGCATAGTTAGTAGGGTTATTTACTGATAGTGCAGATGAGCCAAACTCTTCTGCTATTTCGTTATATATAGTGTTCATATTTAGTGAACCTTTCTTTTAATGCGATATCTATTTGATACCTTTTTTGTTGCCTAGTGTTATTTGCTCTTATTTGCTACGCTCACCCGATAATCGGTTTATTTGGTAGGCTCAGAGGCTCAACTAGGATTTCTATTATTTAATTTTTTGTATGTAGTAATACTAACATACATTTCCCGTACTGTCTAGTATACTAACCAGTAGTCTCACTATGTGGAGCGTGGGATATGTGATTTAGGTTACTTATTCGCTACGCTCATATAACAATTCGTTATCTTATTTGGTAGGCTCATAACCTTTTATCTCTATTTAATTTTTCTTATACTAGTATAATAACACATCTACCCCTAAAAGTCAAGCACCCTATAGGCGTGTCGTGTGTGATATGCATCACATAGCACGTGCCTGTGGATAACCTGTGGATAACCTGCTACATAAGCCCTGCTCAGCGCACCCCCTCAATGTGACTTGTATCATATGTGATACGCATCACAATGTCCGATTTATACCTTTTATACCCTACTAAATGTCAGACCCCCCTGCTACACTTACAGTATAAAGAAAGTTAATCAAAGTGATTAAACTAGAAAGGAGTCAGAAATGACTAACAGAATATTTGAGCAGGGTAATAGCCCTCTAATGAACGAATACTTAGGATATGTAAAATGCTCTAAGTGTGAAAGAGTTACAGCGTGGGAAACCTGCGTAATGTGCTTACCACTTCCAGAGCAACGCTCTTGCGCTTGCGATAACGAGTATTGCTACTGCTAATAAAATAAAAAAACTTAATAAAATAAAATTAACTAATAAAAAAAGAAAGGTTGTCAAAAATGATAACACTAAATGAAATAACAAAATGCGTTGAGCATAACCCTATGAAATCTGCTATCTCTAATGTAGGAGATGAGCAATTTACTTTCTGCCAAAATTGTGAGCAGAATATAGAGCGTTGGTATAACGATACCGACCCTGAGCGTCTACCTATGTGGACAGATTGGAAAGTGTCTAACTAATGACTAAACTAATTTGTTGCTTTTGTGAAAAAATCTATTCTAGCGAAACCAAGTTTTGTGGTTTCTGTAATGAGTATAAAGGTCTAATGACTATAAAAGATTTTGACGAATACTACGGAGAAAGGATTTATTCATAATGAATTTCTATGAAACATTTTTTGTAAGTGGTAACGCACTATTCTGGTTCTCTATGATCTGTTTAGCAAGTGGATTTTATTTATTCGTAAAAGAATAAATTTAATTCCCCTGCAAAAATGGGACGTGCCTGTGGATAACTTGTGGATAACCTATGTGATTAGTATCACAAAAATACTTTTCCGACACGCCCGAAAAACACCCCTAAATGTCAGTACCCCCTGCTAGAATACTAGTATAAAGAAAATCAAGAAAGGTTCTTGATAAAGAAAGGAATTCACAATGAATTCACTAAAAGTAAAAGGATACAAGTTATCCTATCGTGTGGAGTTAGATACTAACCCACGCTATCCTCTAATGAAAGAGTTTAGCACTTGTCTAGGAGTTATCTTTAACTCAGAAATTGAGGCTAACAATTACTTAGACCTCGTAGCCTTAACAGGTACAATACTAGAAACTAATCTAGTAGAAATAGAATACACTCCACGCAATAGCGTAGTGTATGCCACTACTAGAAGTTGGGAGTAGTACTAATGAAAGATTTTGTAGAAAAATTAGAATTAGAAACCTACTGGGAAAATCCAGCATTAGGAATTCACCCTGATTTAGCAAAAATGCTAGATGAGGCAATTAAGAAAGGTAGTTACACTAAATGAGTACTTTTGTATCAATTAAATCAGTATGCGGTGCGGTTAGCACTAGCATAGACATCTATGACCTTGAGTTAAACCCTCACGGAGTTATCTGTTGTGATAACTGTAAGTCAATTCTTTTATGCCGTAAGGCTTGGGATTTCTTATACAAAAAAATAAATAAATAAAAAAAGATCGCAGAATAAAAACTGCGATTTTTTGACGTCCCGTGTGACGCAAATCACATTAATTATACGGCGTGTCGCCTTGACTTTTTGGGTTTGGTCTGCTAGTATTGCTACTATAACAATTAAATAATGACTAATAAGGTAGTGAGCCTAGCAAATAAATGTGACCAGTATCACATTGAGCCTAGCGAATAAATGCCCTAAAATGTCAGCCCCTAGTGGTAGGATAGTCTTATCACTTAAAAATGAAAGGAAGTCTAAAAATGACTTACACTGTAACACTAGAAACCTTTAATGGTTCTACTAAAAAAATCAACCTTGCCTCTAAAGGTGCGGTTGCTCAATTCGTATCAACTTACCCAACTCAATTACCTGTTGGCGTATCTGTAAAAATCGCTTGCGATACTCTCGGTCTAAGTGGCACAATTCGTGGCACTCGCTTACTAACAAACTCAAACTAAAGAATAGGAAATAAAATAAATGATAAAAGTAAATCACTCTCTAAACTTCGTAACCGAATTTGATGAAACCCATCCAATTTCTCAACGATTCTTGCAACTAGATGAACTCTCACAAATTGCAATGCTTGAAGGTATGCTCAAGGAACTGTTAGTGCCTGCATTAACTCCAGTAATTGAGGACATAAATAAAAATGGTTCTTATGCAATTCTAAAGGTGGTCGCATAATGATGACCCGTAAAGACTATGTTGCCACTGCTGAAATTCTTAGCAATTATTTTGCTACCTCTGTTTTTGACGAACAAGGGGAAATGCTATTTGCTGATTTGGTAGATGAATTTTCTCTAATGTTCGAAACGGATAATCCAAGATTTGACGCAACTAAATTTGCTATTGCTTGCTATAAAGAATTGGCGGGTGTGTAATGATTTTAGATACTGGAACACTAATCGCAATTGTAATTGCTCTTGCTGGTTCTGTTGGAATGATGATCGCATTTTGGCAACGCAATGTTAAATTAGAAAAAGAAATTCGCAGACTGTCAGTTGCTTTGCGAACTGAACGACTTAAAAAATAAATAAAAATCCTAAGCAAGATTTAAAACTGCTTCCAATTTTTTGGGACGTCGCGGTCGGGCGTGTCGCCCACAGATTTATCCACAGGCTTAGTGTTGTGAGATTTATCACATAGGTTGAGCGTCTCACTATTTGGATTTACTGGCTAGTAAGTTGATATTTTCTGTCTAATAGGCTAGACTTACATAGTAAGGAAAAAGAAAGTCTATTTACTTTGGGCGTGTCTAGCAGAAATGTCAGACCCCTATGGTAGGATAGAATTATCAACAAAAAGAAAGAGGTTGGCAAATGTCAGCAAATGTCTATACAATAGAACACCTACTAGTAGGAACACAGTATCGCTCCAATACTTTAACTGGAGAAATTATCTCAGCAGAGATACACCCTAAAGCCGTATGGTATCAGGGTTGCGAAAGTTATTTGGTAGAAGTGCGCCCTAATAACTTTGGAAAGACAGTATGTCGCACAGTAGCAGTAAAGGTAGAAAACTAATGGGATACATAGAGATTTTTAGAATTGACAACGAAGGCGCAGGGTGGGTAGACTTGGAGTCTGCTACACCTGATGAACTATTTAACTTGGAAGTGGGCTTACTTAATGAAGGCGCACTATTTACTACGAAAGAGGCTAACTAATGAACGAATACCTATACTCAGTAACTACTACTAACGATAGCGAGAATAAGCCTAATTGGGTTGGTCGCTATGCTGATGCTTTATCTGCCGTGGAAGTTTATCAAAAGTTTATTGACCACGGATTTGCTAATGAATACCGAACAGTTAATTTATCAGAGCCGTCAGGCAAGATGCATACAAAAATATTGTATCGCTCAGGAATTGTAGGGGGTAAGTAAATGGGAAGCGTAACAGTAATTGGATTAGCAGACTCAGTATTAGATTTAGAAACTCAGATAGCGTATCACTTGCAAGGTAATCACTATCCGCCCGTACCACTTTCTATGGTACAACCTTGCATTGATGCTATTGATGCTATGTATGCAGAAGAAAGCGATACGCCAATTGCACTTCCAGAAGGCATAACCTATAAAGGTCGCACTACTGCACCCGCTTGGGCAATTGTTGAGCAGCACCACTTATCTTGGTTCATTGACCCAGCAGATGAGTATGGAGATGAGGAATAATGCTAAAGTGTTGGAGTTGTAAAATAGAGGTAGATGAGGAAACAGGCTATCACTTATTTGATGGCGATATCATATGCTCGGATTGTGAGAACTAAATGTCTGATACAATGTTAGATATGGAACTTTTACACGCTGACAATATAACACCAGGTCAGTTAATGATTGATGATCTAATAAAAATTGACAACGATATCGTTCAGGTTATTTCTATCATAAGTGATTCTACTGGAGATAACTATGATGTAGAAACTCAAAACGAATTTGGTGAAAAAGAATTTACTCAGTATGCTTATACTGATTTGATTCCGTTGTATGTTTTTATTGACTATGAGGAATAGTTAAAAGTATTTTTATTCACTTCCCCGAATAAAAATGCGACGTCGCGGTCGGGCGTGTCGCCCACAGCCTGTGGATAACTTATGTGATGTTTATCACAAATCTTTGACTAGTCAGACCACTCGACACGCTGGCTATTTGTCAGCCCTGCGTGGTAGACTTTCAGTATAAAGAAAGTGAGAAACTCTCACTAAGAAAGGTTAGGTCAAAAATGACTAACACTAATGAAAAAAAGAAAGTCGCTTATTGCGAAAAACACGAACAAGAATTTTCAGGTATCTGTGGTTCTTGTATAGGAGAATTTGGATACTTTGACTAATGAGTACCTTTGATAGAATTCTTAAAGAGCAACAAGAAAAAAGAATTGCTCAATCAGAAAAAAATAAGGCTATGGTAGAGGCTATGTTCTCTAACAATTCTCGCCCACTAAACAACTCATACCTACTAATGAAAGAAGAAAACTAATGTCACTATCACTAATTAATAAAATCAATGTTGGAAAAATATTTATTTCCAATAACGAAACTTATCTTGTTAAAGAGATTCTAGAAGTTAACGACGAAACCGAATTAGTAAGTGCAACGCTTACTAATCACAAAGGTGAGGAAGTTTTCTTTAATGGTGGATTCTCTCAATGGTTCGAAGGGTTGGTTAAATAAATGAAAACACTACAAGAAAAATTAAACGCAGTAGCGTTAGAATTAGAACCAGTACTTTGGGAATTATTAGACGAAATAGAAAAAGAATAAATAAAAACCAAGATTGCAGAAATAAAAATCTGCAATTTTTGGACGTCGCGGTCGGGCGTGTCTGTGGATAACTTGGGGATACTCACCAGTAACCCCTATAAAATATCTTTAAGATGATTTATTTTCTTTTCCCCGATCCTGGGCGCTGGAAAATTTTTTGTGATTTTAATCACACGAGTTAGATTTGACATTTTTATCAGATGTGTGTTAGTATTGCTATATGAAGAAAACAAATGAGGAACTACGCAGGCTAATGGAGTTAAGACGCTCTAATGCCGCCTCTGCCGTGCCTTCAAAGAAAGCCTACAACCGTAGGAAATGTCAGTCCCAACTGATAGAATTAAAGAAAACAAAGGAGACCCCCTAATGGCCAATATGTATGAAGATGAAATGTTTGATGAGTACTACTCAACAACTTGCCCCTCTTGTCAAGAAAATGCCGTTGACGCATATGAAGAAAAATGTACTCATTGCTTACTAGAAGAAATGTCCGCTACCTATAATGAGGACATTGCTCTAGAAATGAGTCTAGGCCTTGACTACTAATACACTTAAACTAAAAAGATCTAATGATAGAAAGGTGGCTAACCTTGTCACAAAAAATGGAAAGCAAGCAGCAATCGCAAATACATTCGGCCTACCTGCTGGAAAGGCTTTCTCGTGCCCTGGTGCCACTAGTGTTTGTGAAAGCGTTTGCTACGCAGGAAAACTTGAAAAAGTATTCCCCTCAGTAAAAGTTAATCTGCTACACAATTGGTCCTTGCTTAAAGACGCAGACGGCGAAACTATGGTCCGCTTACTTAATGAGATGATTTCTGATTTCAAGGCTGACTGTATCAAGAAAGACGCACCGATGTTATTCCGTATCCACTGGGACGGAGATTTCTTTAATGATACTTATACATATGCCTGGAAAGTAGTTATTGATAAGCATTCGGATGTTCAATTCTGGGTATATACCCGCGTAAAGTCCGCTGCTCTTATTCTTAAGGATATTCCTAACTTGTCTCTTTACTTTAGCACTGATAGTGAGAATGTAAAAATTGGTGTTGACTTAAAAATTAATCAAGGTGTTCGCCTTGCTTATCTTGCTAAGAACTTTGCTATAGGTCAAGCAGATATGAAAGAAATGATCGGGCGACCTGCTGCTAAGTGTCCTGAGAATAATAAACAAATTCCCCTTATCTCTACTAAGGGTAGCGCTTGCGTTTCTTGTAAGTTATGTGTATACTCTAAGAGTGATATTCTTTTCTCTGCGAGTAAAAAGTAAATGAGTCCTTGGTTCTATTTACTAATGATACTAATAGTAATGATTTCTATTTTAGGTGGGAGTGGATAAATCCCTGGAAAAACGGGACGTCGGCCTCACCCCTATTTGTCAAGCCGACACGCAGGGTTTACGATATGATCTTTATTACCCCCAGGTTTTGAGGCAGGATTTGTATTTTTGAGATTTTTCTGCTAAAATTGTATTATACGCACAAAACCTAGTGACTCAAATCACATAGATAATGTCTCACATTTTGAGATTATTTGGAAATGGATTTGTTATTTCTTAGATTTTTTGCTATACTTAATACATAAGGCAAACCAGCCCAACAAACAGAAAAGAGAAACAAATGACAGTAGCAACCGCAACATATAAGGTCGGAGACCTCTACACTTCACAGAAGTCAAAGGTAACAGGCACTATCTTGGAAATCGCACCTAGCAAGACAGGCGAAACAGTTCGTGTTAAGTTAGATGTAAATGGCAACACACGCTGGACAACTTGGACAGCAAAGTAATCTAATTACTTATTCCTGAGCAAGAATTAAAAAGGCTCAACTTGTCAGACCCACCCCCTATAATAGAAACTAACCCACAAAAGAAAAGAGAAACCCAATGGCAACAAGAGGTAAAGCAATCTCAGTTAAAATCGCAACACCAAAGGTAATCAAGGCACTAGAAGGCGCACTTGCTAAACTAGAAGTTGATTGGACTTCACAAGAAGCAAATGAAGCAAAGTATCAGAAGGCTTATGAGAAGTGGAAAAAGGAACTTATTGACTATGCGGTAGCAAACATCAAGAAGGCAACCAACTTCCGCACTTCATATCGTTCTTGGAACAACAACCTAAACATTGACTTTGACCTAGCAGTATCAGAAAAGGAACTGCCAACAGAGCCAACTAAGGATTTCGTAGTTCTACACAGACACGAATATGAAAGTCAGAAAGAGGAAATTGCTAACGCAATTCGTATCCTCAAGATGACAGATGAGGAAGTAGTAAATACTTCCACCTACAATGCGGTGGCTCGCTACCTATAATTAGGGCAGGAGGCTCAGAGTCTCTCCTAACTATCCTGAGTATGATATAAAACTGCTCACACAAACCTACGAAACAGAAATGGAATTAAAATGTACAACTTCACTATCACACAAGGCAAGAAAACTATTCTACAATTTGCAGACAAGAACGCCGTAAAAGCACACACACTTGTAGCAACTGCAAATAAGATTGCTAAGTATAAGTCTCAGCACCTAGCCTATACCTATACATTCTCTAAGTAAATAATTAGAGGGGTTCCAGACGAAGGATCCTGCCTCTCTATCACCTGAGTAAGTGTATAAACTGCTCACCTAAATTTGTCAGTGGTAACCAGTATAATTAAATTAAACCAACAAACAGAAAGAGGCCCCCAATGGACCAAACAACAAACACAGTAGAACACGCAACAGAAGAGTTTCTTCGTGATTCTCTTGCTAAGGCAACTCTAAATGTTGCACGACTTGAGGAATATGTAAAGCAATTGCAATCGGCACACGCCAACACAGTTATTCGCTCCACTGATGAGTCTGCAGAGCGCAACCGTATGCGTAATGAAATGCAAGAGTGGACCTTAGAAGCATTAGAAAATGGAACCATTAATCAATCAGAAGGACAAGAAATTGCAGACATTTGCGGTTTTGAGTTAACAAAAGAATTTGAATTGGAAGTCACAGTTCTATATTCAATTACAGTCAATGCACGAGATGAAGAGTCAGCAATTAATTTAATTCACGAAATTGATTTTGATTCTATATCAGAACCTGAAGGAGTAATTTACTCATCATCCAGTGTGGACAGAGTAGATATTTAGTAGGGGGCTACTAACAGATCTGAGCATATCGCTAAACTGCTCAATAAATTCCCTCAAATTTTTGGACGTCCCGCCGACCAGTCATTGTCAAATCGACACGCCGTAGTCTAGGGGTGATCTTTTATGAAATGTCCAATTTGTCTATGATTAACTATACCGATTTGCATATGTCAGTCAGTCCTGCTATACTTGAAATATCAACACAACAGAAAGAAGGAATATCGTGGCTCACGATTTAGAAACACAAAACGGCAAAACCTCATTCGCATCATTCCGTGAACCTGCTTGGCACGGATTGGGAACAGTATTCACCGAGGAAAAAACAACAGCAGAAATGCTACAGGCTGCAAGCCTTAACGGTTGGAATGTTCGCTTAGAGGATTTGGAAACTCCCTCACATCTAACAAGCGACAAGGCATATCAATATGTCTTGCGTACTAATCCTACAGATAACACACAGACCGACATTCTTGGTGTCGTTGGTGAGCGTTATCACCCAATGCAGAATGAAGATTTATTTTCATTCGGTGATAATATTCTTGACGGTGGTGGTCGTTGGGAGACTGCTGGTTCAATCAAGGGCGGTCGTGTTGTATTCGGTGCACTAGCCCTAGAGCGTGAAACAGTTCTTGACCCTACTGGCGTTGCTGATAAGGTTAAGACTTATCTACTTATCAACACATCACACGATGGCTCAATCGCTATTCAAGCAAGCATAACACCCGTTCGTGTTGTGTGCGCTAACACTCTCAATCTTGCACTTAATACTACACGCAAGAAAAATGGCATCAAGCAATCTTTCAAGATTCGCCATACACAGACTGCACAAGGTAAGATTCAAGTTGCTCGTGAGACTCTTGGTCTTGCTCATAAGTATATGGATTCTTTTGATGTTATGGCTAACGCTATGATTCAACAGGAAGTTTCTGCTAAGATGTTTAACGACATTATTCTTGCTGCATACCCAAAGCCTGAAAAGGATTCTAAGGGTGCATTCAAGAAGTGGGAAAACAAGGTTGATGTTATCAACGACATTTACACAGGCGAGTTTAACGGAATGATTGCTGGTAATGCGTGGGGTGCGTTTAATGCACTTACTGAGCGCCTTGACTGGCACCGCTCTGCTCGTGGTGGTTCTAACGAATCTATCCTTGCAAGCGCAAGCGGATTTGACCCTGCTATCACAGCAGAAAAAAATCGCTTACTAAAGATTGTGCGTGAATTAACTAACGCATAATAAAAAAAACTAAATAAAGATTCCTGAGTAAGAATAAAAACTGCTCACCATTTGGTCCGTTAGAATAGTTGGTTAGTTCGCTACCCTGTCACGGTAGAGGTCACGGGTTCAAGTCCCGTACGGATCGCAATAAATAAAAATGCAATGCATAAAAATTTCGGACGTCGGCTGTGACCTATATCACAAAACATTTCTGCTAAAATAACTTTACGATAGGGTGATATTTTTCCCAAAATTTCTTTACGATAGGCAATATTTTTTCCCCAAACCTTCCATTTGTCAGACCCCTAGGCTATAATTAAGATATGACAAAACAAGTGGCAATATATGAAATGAACTACTCCGTCTCACCTGGTGGTATTGACTGCTGGGAAGCAACCATTAATGGTTATGGTACTAGTACCACTGCCTCTGACTTTAAGACTGCTGGACAGGCTCTTAATTGGGTACTTGACAGATACCCTGACGAAATGCTAGAATTAGTAGTAACATCCCACCCAGCCTACGAAAAGGAATATGTATGACCCTAGAAACAGACCAAATAGAAAACCCTGAAATGTATGCAGATTACTATTCTTGCGACCTTGCTATCTCTATTACAAATATCAAGGCTAAGAATAGACACCACGCAGAAGCCGTTATGCAAACCTTCATAGATGAAATCGGTAAAATTATGACTGATGAACTTAGTTGGGATGACGCTCAATGGGATATAGAGGAAAATGTGTTTATCCCTGAATTAGGTGAGTGGCATACCAAATGAATACCATTGACGACCTAATCAATGAAATATATGAAAGCAATTACTCTCACTTAGAGTTTGAGGAAAATATGGGTGGAGAGGCTTGCGACTGCCATATCCACACTACTCTTAATACTATCGCACATTACGCAGGGATAGAGGTAGGCTAATGCCATTAGTAGGATATGAAGAGGTAGATGCTGATGATATGATTCAGTCTTTGGCTTCCGTGCTAAAGACCACTAATCCTGAGAACGATCAATTCTTATGGAATAGCCTGTGGAAAACTAAAGACCTACTTGAAGGACTAATGGCAGAGGGGCACTTTGAATGAAAGTTAGAATCAGTATTGAACAAACCATTGATATAGATGATGCAATGTCTAATGATATAGGGTTTGAACTATACGGTCCACCTGATATGAGCACGGAAGATAAAGTAGATTATCTAATGGCTCGATTTGCTGAGGACATAGATACTATGGTAAAGTATGATGAAGTAATGGGCAACATCTCAGTAGAATACATAGAGGACTAATGAACATTGAATCTCGTGAAATCACATACCGCTCAATTGTTGAGCAAATCTTCTTTGAGGATGGAACAGAATTAGTAGTCACAACTGGCTGGCCTGAAGGTGGTGGAGACTTAGATGTTGAATTAGATTGGGTAGAAGGCGAAGCGCCTGAGTGGGCAAAGGAGTATGTTCATAATGTGGACCAAGTATAGTTATGTTTGTACAGGGTGTGATGCTCTTATAGAGATTACTACATCTGTTGAGCCTTCCTTCGATCCCGCCTGTACCTGCGATTACCAAACCTTTGTAACTCGTACTGCTCAGGAGCCAATGGTACAGCCAAGTGTGATTAGTTTCACATCAAGGGGAGTTGTCAAAATCAACACGAACCCGTATAATTAATACTATGGACCTAAACACATTTCACGAATATATTAAACTACACCTGCTATCCTTGGAGCAAGACTCTGAGGAACTACAGAAGCAAATGGGCTTCTATGATGACCTTGACTGTGATGAGTACAAGGACTTAGAGTTAGAAGATGTTTCCACTACTGGACAGATTCTTGCCTGCTACCACTTTTTGTCAGTGCTAGAGGCTACAATATAACTATGATGAATACAACACTAGACCCAAGACTACAGAAACTAATTGATATGGGAGAGTCAGGAACTGACATCCTACACGGAGAACTTAAGAACCTTATGTATGAGGCTGAGACAAAGTTGTCAGAGGCTTTGCGGGGAGAAGAGTATGAGTACCTTGAAGGCCGCTTAGACGCTTTTGTAGAAGTATACGCCCTTACATATCAATTAGCGTTTGCTATCAGTGATAGGACTAAGGCTAATGGATAACTTTATTGAGATAGACTTTGATGAATGGTTTGATACCTACAAACCTATCCCTAATAATATAGATAAGAACTCATCCTTTGATGGCCATATGTTTGAGACATATGGAGCAGAGGTAGAGTTTGTAAAGAAAGCACACCCTAATCATATCTGGACCTATGGGGACGGAGACGACGGTGGCACCTATGTATGGAATGGCTGGTCCTTTGTTAATAGGATTGGTTATTTTATTACTGAAGTTCCATTCCCCGAAAATACCACTATTCAGATTATGGTTGGAGAGCCTGACTTGACTTGTGATTTATGCGGTGATATACTTGATGAAGAAGAAACCCACAACTGCGAGGAGACAATAATGAAAGACAACCCAACAAATGAAGTAGAAGATGATGAAGAGATAGACCCTGAACTACTAGGTAGAACTTGGGTGGACTTACGATAATGAACGAATACACAGTAGAACTTATTCACGAACCTAGTGGAGCCCATATGAACTTCGTTATGTTTAGTGATTTAAAAGAAGATGAAGTTCAATTGTCCAAAGAAATTTGGGCAGATATGTCAGTTGTTGTATTGGACTATGTAGAGGGAGAAGAGTAATGGGAGCACGGATTAACTTTGTATTTCAAGACAGTGAGAAGGGCCCTAGAGTAGTTCTCTATAGCCATTGGGGTGAGACTGAATGGCAGCGGGACCTAGCAATGGCCCTGCAGCATTCAAAGCCACGGCTAAATGATTCTGCATATGGTACCCGTATGATTATTAGTTATCTTATGCAAGATTCGATCTTGGATGAGACAGGCTTTGGAATCTATGCAATTGACGGTAATGGGCTGGACCTAGGAGAAACAACAGTCCTCATCGACTTTACTACTAATACTGTTACTGATAAGGTCTCTGTGCCCTTTGATAAATTTATGGACGCTTATCTACCAAGTTTAGTTGAGCAGATCTAAGGAATGGGTCCCTTAGATTAACAGGGTGGGGCGCAGGTTTTCGTAGACTTGCGCTCCCCCTACTTTTTTGATACAATGGAATAGAGGAGACGACTATGGCTTATTCAATAAGACGAACGGCAACCAATAATAAAGAAACAAAAACAGCAGAACAGTTAGGCAGACTCCTTACACAAGATTTTGCGGTAGACTTAGAACGCGTAGGATATTATATGGTAAGAAACCTACCACTTATAAACTATCACAGATTAGAGGTTTTGAGTTTGACAGCAATGGAAGAGTATGATAAACTTATGTTAGAGATGAAAGGACCCGTAAATGGACTTCGCAGATAAAACAGGTGTACTAGGTCAACTATGGATTGACTTCCGAGAGGATGAAAGTTTTAGTGCCTTTATGGATTACAATGACATTGGTGTACCAATGGCATACTATGTGGCAGAAGGTTTGGTAAAAGACCTAACCCCACTAGGTGAACAGTATATTGAGGAAAGCATTGATATGATGTTTAATCTATTAGAGATTACTGAGGCTGAGGTTGATGAGTTAGAGGAACAATCGCTAGGAGCAATCTTGGTTTTTGCTTACAACAAGAAAAATCCTGGGGCTGCAGCAGCAGAGTAACTATCTTATTTCTAATCCCTGGGCTTGACAAAAGCCTGGGGTTGGGGACGTGGCACGTCAAATCATATCAAACCAGACATTTGGTACAAAACCTTCTTTAGAATAAGATTACGATCAAACCTTTATTTTCCCCAGAACTAGATTACGAAGGACAAATTCTTTTCCCCGTACCAAACCTTATACCATATCAAACCTTGTTTGTCAAACCTTCATATCAGGTGTATAATAAAGACATGGCCCCACACCACTTTGCAAAGATGTATCAAAACCCTTCACATCGACACGATGAAGAACATGAATCTATAGGGTTTGATAAAGCAATGGGTGCTCTATGTGGTATGTTGTATAGTGTTGTTACTCTTAAGTGTTTCTTCCCTCCCCGCCCAAAAACGTCGGATGACATTTCTGAAAATAAGATTACGATGGGCGAAAATTTTTCCCCGTACCAGGCGATTTTGCCAGGGGATCAAGATGAAACCCCCAATCCCCTATAGTATATACACTATAACAAACCACTATAAATTATTTCCTGATTTCTAAAACTTTATCAAACCTTTATATATTTTTATAAAGGTTTTCTTTATTTTCTGAGCAAATTCGGACAAAATTATATAGGGTTTTGTACAGCAAATGGGCTTGACAAATACAAAGGTTTGGTATATAATGCCCAAACCCTGTATACAAAGGTTTGACAGATATGTGGATATGTGGTATAAGGGGGATATAAGGTTTGGGGATAGGAGGTTTGGCCGTCAGAAAGATTACGAAGCCCTCTTTAAAAACGCTCTATACTCCACTATCCTCCACTTCACTCCACTTCTACGGTGTCTAATAATATTATCAGTAAGAAATATATGTGGATAAACCTGTGGATAACTATACCAAACCATCATATTGACCTGTGGATAACTATGTGATATGATGGGTATATGAAACTACACTATGGCAAGATGACCTCTAACTATGCAATCGGTATCTATGTTGCTAACTGGGGGTATCCGATCAAACACGAATGGGAAATTGGCCTGTATCTTTTTAAGTGGTATATAGGTATAGACTTCTTTAAGTAAAAAACCACGGTATATAAAGATTACGATACATCCCTTATAGCCTTATTGACCATACGGATCAAGGCCCTACGGGTTATCTTTGAAGCATCAAAGGTCTCTGTATATCCGCTTTGAGGCATATCCGCCTTATCCAGAAAGTAACCATATCTTTCCCTTAGTGTTTTTAGTACTACTGATTCGACTCTTCTTGCCATATCCCGTTCGAAAAAATGCCAATACTTAATCAGTATCCAACCCTTGGTCCTATGGCTTGCAAACCTTCTTCCTGATATGTCTGATATACCTACCTTGACAGCCTTATGTATAGGGTTATATAGTATGTATAGTACTGCTTCATCCATAGACTCATTATACTTGACATCCCCGCCAAAATTGGATATACTTGATATATGACTAATGAAGAAATCTCAGAGTTATTAAACAAGGAATCCTACCGTGTTTGGGATACTACTAGGGTTATTAAGAACCAGGACTACCACGATGGTTTGGTTAAAGGTTTGAAGATGGCTGCTCAGTATGTAGCCAAACTATGAGACAATGTAGTTCACTAACTAAACAGGGTAAGCCCTGTTCTTTTAAAGTTGAGAAATGGCGTACTGTAGATAAATGTCATATTCACGATCCAAATGGTGTTTTTAGACAACAATTAAAAAATGGCACATCTAGAGAAAAACGAAAACCAACTGTAGGTTCCTGCAACCATACTTGGTATATGCGAGAGCCAGGAATTATGTGTACAAAATGTGGACTAATCTGGGAAAAGGGTATGGATGAGTAGAACAATAGTGTGTCCTGTCTGTAAGAAAGAATGGGACTTTAGGGTAGGCTTTGCTCACGAAAGTCTATACAAGCATATGAAGGTTTGTAAACCATAGTGCCCGTGTAGGGCATAAGGTGGTTTAATGGCCTCTATTTTGCGCCGAACTTTAAAGACTTTTTTGCGCCGACTGGTATAATCATATTATGAATGTATATTGGTTTGGTCGCCATACCGACAAAGATTTAGGATATATATCAGACTTACTTGAAGATTCTGGGTTTTATGGATGGCTTCTACCTTACGCCGTGGGAGTTCCAGATCCGTTTACTAGAATAGCGAGATCTCTTAAAACAAATCAAAAGTTAAAGTATCTGGTTGCAGTTCGGCCATATACTATTTCTCCTCAGTATCTATTGGCAATTTCAAAATCATTAGACCTGATACAAGAAGACAGGGTTAGAATTAATTTTGTTCCTGGTTTAACTGATGGGGAAGAGTCTTTTGGAGGAGTCTTTTCAGATGTTAATGATTCCACATCCTTTGAGGATAGAAAAAAGTTTTTTTGTTCCTACCTTGAAAAGTTTAAAGACTGGGATGTAAAAAAGCCCTATACATATGTTTCTGGAATGAAAGATAGCATTTGCCCAAATATGGACAGTCTTGCAGATGCAAATATTGTTAATTATGGCAGACTGGTAAGTGGTACGCTTGATACTTCAGATAAAACAAAGATATTATTTTTTATTGTTCGTGACATTGAATCATTTAGAACAATAATTAAACATATAAAAGAAAATGGATATAATAATATTATGATTCATGTAAACGGAGATGAACTTTTTGATTTAGCGCTAAAGGTATTTGAAGAGGTAAAAAATATGAAATTAAACGAAAACCTTTTGTGATATAATTATAAATATGAAAGAACTTATCGAAAGCCAAAAAGTGTACTTAGACAAAGATCTTTGGTACATACCTAATTTTTTAACTGAAGAAGAGTCCGCCGAATTAAGGAAACATTGCGATGAGCCTAATGGCTGGTATATAACCTCTCGATCACCTTCAATAAGAAACAAATTTATTGGTATAAAACACGATATTCATCCACAAGGAACCGTGTGTCCTACAAGAGGAATCGATCTAAGTCTAAGTGCAGTATTCCCAACAGATAAAGATGAACAGCACAAAGACCCCATATTTTGGCAAGATGGTGGTCTATTAGATAGACTCTCAATGGCTTTGCCAGATCATTTATTAAAAAACACAACCCTTCAATCTTTTTGGCCATTTAAAGAAGGGGTTGATAAGTATGGTGCATTTGAGTGGCATCATGAAAAAGGGAACCCAGGGCAAATAGATGATGGACTAACAGGGGCGTGGTCTTTATATTTAAATAATGATTTTGTTGGAGGAGAATTGCTATTTAAATATAAGCCAGACATCATTATTAAGCCAGAACCTGGAATGCTTGTCAATATACCAATAACAAAAGAATTTACTCATAAAGTTACCCCTGTAACTTCTGGCATAAGACATACACTTTATGGCATTTGTTATGATAGTTTTGATAGTGATCGGACTATCTCTAGCGGAGACAACTGCTAAATCGTTAATTTGAACTATGATATAATCGATATATGGAAAAACATAAGTGCTTTTTTTGCGATAAAGAAGCGACACATTACGATGTCGTTGTAGATCACGCTGACTATGTTGTCGCTGATGTTTGTTTCCAGCACCTTTCTATGGGCCTTGTATCATAGATGACCAAGAGAATACTTAATGATGGTTCAGAGGCTGAGTCATTTGATAAGCCAGTTGATTTAATTATTCATACTAAATCCCCTGGAAAATGGAAGTTAGTTGACCTGGAAACAGGCGAAGAGTACCTTGGATCTGAAATAGGTACTGATTTTGCAGAAATATTAAGAGAAAAAGTAAAGATAAATAAAATAGGCACTTGGGTAAAGACCAAGGGCAAGCAAATTGACTAAACCCTGACTTTAAGGTATACTGGATATATGAACCAATTTATGGAAAACTATGCCTCATGGGTGCTTGCCGTCATAGGAGTCTCAGGTATATTTTTTGTTGGCCGTAAAAATTTTCTTGGCTGGTACATTCTTTTATTCAATGAAACTTTGTGGATAGTTTATGCTGTTGCTACTAAACAGTATGGGTTTATATTCTCTGCTCTCGCATATGCAGCAGTATATGTTCAATCACATAGACACTGGAAGGCTTTAGATTCAGAAAAGTTATCTTGGAGGAGTTTTGCCAAGTTGGTCTGGGACCGCAATGATTAACATGGAGATTCCTGATCCATTCCAAACCTTTGTAGCCAAGAAGTATGCTAACGCTAAGGGTTTAGTGTATGACTTCTTTGCTAAGGAGTGGTACCTTAAGACTGCTTGCTGTGGTGAAGAATTATATGCCCCGAATAAAAAGACAATGACCAAAATCCGTTTATACCATACAAGAAATGAGTGCACTGGTGGATACTGAACAAACCTTTGATCAAGAGTTTACTGTTGAAGACATTACGAAGGCCATAGTTAATCAGGCTAGGGCTGATGTTAAGTCTAAGTTTGGCAATAAGAAACGGCATAGACAATGAAGAATGAATGTGAAAAGTGTGAAATGCACTACAAGGATCCTTTGTTTTGGGACTATCATCAGACTATGAGTGACTATAAAATATGGTGCACTAAAAAATTATAGTTTATTTTTCAAACTGAGATGGCTCACTAAACATATCCTTTAAAATATATTCATAAACTTCTGGAAATGATTCATCACCTGTAGACAAATATTCAAAATCCATAGTATTTAGATCTGGACTTTTTGTCCATTTTCTGGTTGCCATTCTATGAAATTTTACATCATCTACCTCTGTTCCACCAATATCAAACAAGTTTCCATACATTGTTCTGATTGAAACTTTTGATTGAATAACTGTAGATAGTTTTTGTTTATTTAATTCAATGGGCACATGAATTGCATAATCAAGCGGGTTTTCAATTCCAGCATCTTTTAAAATATTATTTGTATTAATAAGTAATGAAGTATAATAAGAACTTTTTGCATTGTCTGTAAATATTTCTACCTTTTTTTGAAAACTTCCACCGTGATATGTGTTGATCTTATTTATTGGCTTGATGATATAGAAGTCATCATTCATCAGTACAAAATCTTCTGGTATCCTTTTGCAATTAACAATAGTGTTTAAACTGTTTACCACATTTTCATATTTGTCTTGGCTTTGATCAGATTTTATATAATTTCCAACATACCAAGAAGGCTTTCCTCCAACAATCCAGATATTAGGATTATCTGTGTTTTTTACAACTGATCTTATTGAGTACCTTAACTCTTCATTGCTTCCAGGCCTACACAAATATACAAAGTTCATATTATGATTATACCAGTGGTTGACTTTTGATGCTTATTGGTGTATTATAGAATATATGAAAGAACCAAAAATTATGCGAATGGACTGGAAAGCATTAGGATATGAAAGGATTTATGTAGATGGCAAAATCAGATGGGTACCTCAAAAAGATTACCAAGCACCAGAGAACAAAGATACTTCCTCTTAGATGGATAGGTAATCTATGTGGTGAGATTGCTGGCAACAGTGTAGTTAAAGCATTTGCCTTACAAGATCAAGAAAACTTTGGATACCGTTTTAAATTTCATAGTAAGGTTTGGCATTATCTAAATAAGCCTTATTCTTGGTGGGGAACATACTACGAAATAGATTTATAATAATTGGCCCTATCGTCTATCGGTTAGGACAACGCCCTTTCACGGCGTAAAGACGGGTTCGATTCCCGTTGGGGCTACTTGACAGATAGCGTTTAAAAAGGTATAATGGATATATGAGCATAGACGAAATGGCACTAAGAGAAGAAATAGCAAGGGAGATTGAAGCCCTTCCTATTGAACCAGCAGTAACAAATGCACTAGGTATGCGTCTTGCTGCTGCACATATAGCAAGAGGGAAAGATAACTATATGACTAAACTAATGGAAAGAATGGTGGACTTTGAATGATTAATTTATTATTAATAATCCCTGCTTTTATTGCAGGCTATGTAGCGTGTTATTTTATTATGACATATAAGGTTAATCAAGATTAAGCCTCCAGCATACATATTTGATGTAGATGGAACCCTTGCCAATGTAGATCCCTATCTACACCTTGTTCGTGGCTCTAATAGGGACTACGATGCCTTTCATGAGGCTTCTATAGATGCCCTGCCAAACATAGAGGTAGTAGAAATGTTAAACAATGCTGTCTCAGATCAGCGCTCAATCTTAGTGGTTACCTCTCGTAAAGAAAAATATCGTGGTCTAACCTCTATGTGGCTTGCAAAAAATAACATTAGATCCCACGGACTATTTATGAGGGCAGATGATGACAACAGGCCAGACTATGAAGCAAAGAAAGATATGCTTAATAAGATAACTAAACTATGGGATGTTGTTCACGCTGTAGATGATAATCCAAATGTAATAAAGTTGTGGGAAGATCATAATATTCCTACAACAAAGATAGGAACTTGGGACGGTAAAAAGAATTGACTTACACTATAGAGAATGGTATGATTAGTATATGAAAAAATCAAATAATAAAGTATCTCAGCATAAAATCAAAAGAGCAAATAAGAATAAGAAAAGAATACAAGATAAAACTCATCTATCAAAATTTGAGCGTAAGCAGGAATTTATAAGGCAACAAATAATTTCTGGAGCATTGTCAGTAATTAATCCGTAGAAAGGCAGGTTTATTTTATGGTACATCCTGATGATTTAAAGCAAATATCAAAAGATTTAAAAAGATATATTATTAAAGAACATATGAAAACATATTATCACTGGACAGTGGGATTGCTTTCTTTTGTTATTGGAATTCTTTTTGGATTATTAATTAAATAAGGACTAGCACCAGTAGCCAAGTTGGTTAAGGCACCGAACTCATAATTCGGCTATCGTAGGTTCAAGTCCTACCTGGTGTACAATATCTCTGTAACTCAGTGGAAGAGTGACACCCTTCTAAGGTGTAGGTCGTAGGTTCGAATCCTACCAGGGATGCTTTATTTCTTAGGATGCTTTACTTCGTATGGTGCAATTTTAGACTTGATGCGACCATCTTTATATAATCTTACGATCCATCCATCTTTGATCTGAATTGGATTAAAGGCTGTTGCTTTTTTCTTTGGCATAATTAGTCCTTAAATAAACTAGTAATTCGTGTATCTTTTGAATAATCTTTTGCATCTTCTCTTATTGAAGTAAACAAAGATTTTGTGACTGGCACACAATTAGGAACTGGGTTACCATCTGCTCCTGGCTTCATACCTCTTTGTACATAACCTTCCCAGCACGGGTCAGCCTTTCCAATTGATGAGTCATACATAGCCATAGCAACCTCTGAGTCGGTCTCTGAAGAGCATATTGGGCAGTCTGGGCAGTCTACATTAAGTTCTTTGCAGGTCTCACAGTCGCAGCCTTGGTAAGTGCTTGTTGGCATCATTGAATCATCTATCATTATATTAGTATATCATATTAACCAGCAAGCCTATTATGAGTCCTGATCCTGTGGCAGTTGGCACAAACCACCTCACACTTTTCAATTTCTTTCTTTATAGCCTTCCAAGAAAACCCATCGTGGATCATCCTTGATACATTATATTTCTTGTCTCTTATGTGGTCAAAATCTAAAATAATATGGTTGCCGATACCACAGTCTACGCAGCCAGAATCCTCTTTTATCTTAGCAAGCATCTTCTTATACTGCTGCTTATTATAACTTTCCAACTCTTTGTCAGTCATTGATATTATTATACCGCCAAATGTTAGGTCCCACACAGGCAATTCACCTGACTTGCGCCACGGTCTCTATCCAATGGGTAACTAATCCATCACTAAGGTCCTGTGTGGGACTATAATATTATATCAGTTAATTTCCAGAACTTATCTCAGATATTTTTTCTCTAGCAAGGATTAGTGCAGGACCAGACAGTGGTGCATATCCTAGCCTAACTGCATCCTTTGTACAATTTGCTATTGAAAAGGATAGGAACTCTTTAACTGCAGTATTTTTAGGAGTTTTTTCTTTAAAGGCTATGATATAACTAAAGGCAGATAGGTTATATGCTAATGGGTTTGGGTTATTATAATTAGCATTAATAATCCCGTTATCTCCCCGCTGGAAATTACTAAGAAATTGAGATGCTGACTTTGCGCTTGGTTTTATAAATTTCCCTGCTGAGTTTTCTATCAAAGCAACCTTTAAACCAGACGCATAAGATAATTCTGCGTATGTTATTACACCATTCATCTGTCTTGTAAGCATTACAACACCGTGAGATCCTGATCCTGCTTGTGCTGTTATTGGAATTGTTCCTGGGAATGCAGCCTTAAAATCTTTATTTCCTGGCTTTTTCCAAATATTAGGATTCACCGCATTAAAATACTCAGTAAATATTTGAGAGGTTCCTGACCCATCTGCTCTAAATGCAATTTTTAATGGTGTAGATGGAATCTTTGGCTTTATGTTTTTGATAGTATTGTCTTTAACTATTTCTTTATGGTTCCATTTTGTTATCTGTCCCGCAAAAATTTTAGCAAGTGTAGGCTTACTGAGTTGTATTGGCTTATTGTATCCATCAAGACGGTACATTATTGCAATTGGGCCAGCAATGAATGGCACATAAACATATCCCTCTGGTTGTTGCTCACCTGAAGCAAATGGAGTATCACTACCAGCAAAATTTATTATTTTATTGGACAGTTGGTTTCTTCCTGCCCCAGATCCAAGTGATGAATATGTTACTGTATTTCCTGTTGATTTTGCATAAGTGATACGACATGCGTCAAGGTAGTTTGCTATAAAGGAAGATCCACTACCAGTAATTTGATCTGAAGCGGATGCTGATGGAATAAAAATAAATGACGCAGCGAGTGCTGCGATGAGCGATAGTTTAAGTTTCATAGTTATAGTATATCTAACAATTCTATAAAGTTTTGTTATAAGTGGTAAACAAATAAGGAACTTTAGATGAATAATGAGCAGTTTATAGACGACTGCTCAGGTCTATTAGCCACGAAGGTTCAACTCCTGCTAACTCTCTTCTCATAAGAGCATCCGTTGTAAAACCTTTTAAAGTCTCATAGCGGAATGTTATCTATTATACTACTTAATTTTAATAGATTTAGGCTTCTTGTCTTCAGGAACAATTCGTACTACATGAACATGTAGCATGCCATCCTTTAGTTCTGCAGAAGTTACTTCCATATACTCTCCCAAGGCAAAAGATCTTACGAACTTTCTTCCTGCGATACCCTTATGAACTACTTCTGCATCTGTAACCTCAACAATATCACCCTTAATAATGAGTGTTCCATTGTCTACGGACACATCAATATCTTCCTTAGAAAACCCAGCAACAGCCAGTGAAATCTTATATGTATCTTCATCTAGTTTGATAAGATCATATGGAGGATATGATTGTGAGTTTGTTTTATGTGCAGTGTTTAGGCGATTTAACTCTCTGTTAAAGCCAATAAAAAAAGGATCATTGAATAGATCCATAGCATACTTTGTTACCATTTTATTCCCCTTTCAAGCGAATAAGTTAATTCCCCCCTATTGGGCAGGTATAAATATTATAGCATAGAAAAGCAGGCCTGTCAAGTAACAAGCCTGCTAATCTTATTCTATAGATTATAGAGTGTTTGTGTGAGGCTTTGAACCGCCACCGCCACGAGTAGACTTCTTTGCAGGAGCCTTCTTTGCAGCCTTCTTTACTACCTTAGCAGACTTAACTGCCTTATCTACATCTTCTACAGATGGCATTCTGCCAAACGCTGTGTCTGATGGATTGGCTGCTCTCAAAATCACGGGCACGAGTGCACCAAGTAGTGAGTATGCCAATGTCTGTGGATCTGTAACTCCAGATGCATACAACGCTGTTGCTGCTCCAAGAACTGATCTTCCGTATGACGCTAGTACTGCTTTAATTTGTTCATTCATAATTTTCCTCCTAGGATATTATTTTTGTTAGTACTGTAAAGCCAATCCATAGACCAATAATTCCTGCGACTCCCGCAAAAACTGGTGGTGCTGGTACTGGCAATTTGAATGCAGCAAATACAATGCCACACCCAAAACCTGTTAGTGTTGATAATAAAATGTCTTTCATTTCATACCCCTCGCTTGACTATAATGTAAATCACAAAGATCTACAATCTTACTTTCACTACTCGCCCATATCTGTGTGCTTTCGTCTTCACAAAATTCTTCTTCGCATATAAGCAGGTTGAGATTTTTTCTATTTTTAAATATCATTATTACTCTATTCTATCATAGTGTTCTGGCATTACTTTCTTTAATTCTTTGTATGACTCAGAAATTTTCTTCATAGAGTAATAATGTGGATATGCTGTTCCTACAACCCCATATTCGTCAAAATATGCTATCTCAGGCTCAATATCAGTAATAAACTTATTTAAAGACTCCTGAACCTCATCTATATATTGGTAAGCCCAGTCTCTAGAATCTGAGACAAATTTTAGAAATGCCTCTGATGATGGGTCATCTAGTTTATTTTTTTTCTCAGATACCTCTACTAACTTTTCAGATATTATTGTTTTATCTAAGTGCGCCCTTATAACTTCCATTCTACTTTCAGATAGTTTTATGTTTAATGTAACATTTTTAAATATTAACATAAAAAAGAAAATAGTAAAAATAGAAAATGCAACTAATTCAATCATAACTCTTTACCGCCTTCTCTGACTAATAAAACTATTGCTCCGTTATCTTCTAGTGCTTTTTTTGCACGAATCATATATTCTACAGCCTGTTTTCTTTCTTCTCCAGAAAGACTCATAAATTCTTTTTCACTTGCTTTTACTGTTAAGAAATTATCGTGATCAACTATCTGAAGTTGAAAACCTTTTGGCCCTCTAAGTGAACGAAATGCTCGTCTCATTGAATCTGTATACATTTTATTGCTCCGTTGTTAATCTTTGCCAAGTATTTGCCCAGTCTGATTTAGACTTATGCTTAGAAAACTCTTTAGATATTTGCCCACCTTCAAGATAAACTCCACCCCAGATACCCCACTCTTTTTGTGAGACTCCAACAGCAAAGCACATCTTAGACACTGGACACATAGAACAAAGTTTGTCTACTGCAGGTCTTAATAGTTCATCATCTTCATACTTTTCAAAGAATATATTTGTATCATAATCTAAACACAAAGCATCATCTTTCCATTCGTGCTTTGGCATATTAACTCACAAACTTGTCTGGTATATCCCATCCACTCTTAGAAGGTACAAAACGACGCTGTAGATGCCATTTACCATCCACGAATGCCCCTTGTGGGGCTGTTCTACCCTTCTCAGAAGGATAAGAGTTTACTACTGTCCAACCGTCCCACATCAAAGCCTTATTGCTTTTTACAATTGTTTCCATTTGTTCTAATGATTTAATTTGCATTTTGTTCTTTCTGTTAGTATCGGAAAATGCCGTATTCGACATTATTATTTTTTGCTTCATCAACAAGTTTAGAAACCTGTTCTCTTTCTTTACTTAAAAAGGCAAAGTAGTTTATGTCTAAAATGTTTTCTGTAATCCACCAAGGTGGTACAGGCTTGTACTTAATGCTTTTGCCACGAGCCTTAAGGCCTCTTTCTGAGAGATTGGCAAACTCCATAGCCATTGAGTTAATGTTTGCTGGTCCTGCAGAGTAAAGATAAAAATACGGATCATCTTCTTTTAAGGAAGACATCGTTACTGCCATGGCTCTAAGAAAAACCTGGTAGTCATCAAAACCACTAGTTCCTTGAATCCCCACTATCATTTTTCTTCCCATCTCTAAGTTGATCCATTATAAACAGCATCTTATCTAATTGTACCTTATCCATACCCATTGTGTCAACTAGAGTTGCATTGGCTCCGTCTATCTCTGTACCGTGCATTTCTGCACAATAGAAGGTTCCATCCTTAACAAAATAAGCCTTGTTGTCAAAAATAACAACCTTAATATTTGTTTTTTCTTCGTGCTTGCTAGATTGCCTAAGTATTTCTTTTTTATAAAATACTAAATCTGGGATTAATGGAGATATTGTTTCGTGTATATGGCTTTGACTATACCTAAAAGGATTATCTTTTACTGTTTTCTTTTCAAAAGAAATTAAGCGTGTTGTTATAAACATTGCTATCATAGTTAAAACTGAGCCTAAAAAATATTCCATAGTTCCTCCAGAACAATTATACTACCTATCTGAAAGAATAATTCTAATTATTTCTTTTAGAGTTCTCTGGTTTTCTTTGCTTAGTTTTGATATTTCTTCATCATCTAATGCTTTTTTGGTAATATTAACCATAGGATTTTTTTCAGTTACATCTATGTCTAAAAACCCCTCAGCCCATAAAAACATTGTTTCTGTAGAAATATAATCAGACATATCTTTAAATAGTTCAGGACTAACATCTTTTAGTTTATCTGTAAAATTGTAAAGCATCTCACCAGTATCAATATCTACCCCAGAAACCTCAAGTGCTCCACTTAAGATTAACTCTTCAATTCTATCCCCTGCTTCAGACATTGATTCTCCAGTTCATTGTAGAAGGACCTTTCTTGATTAGTTTAAACATATGGTCTTCATACTGCTCTTTTAGTTCTGCATATAAATCTGGATGAACCTGCTGCAACTTATCAGTAATACTATAAAGTACATTTCCTTCATAGTCAATATCAGCCATCTGAATGGCTCCTTGATTTAGCAGATGATCTAGAAGTGCTTGCTTCTTGATATCCATTACTTACCTGACTTTGCTCTTGCCTTCTTCAAAGCCTCAAAATCTTTGACCTTTGTGTCTCCCATATATCCCCACGCATAGCCATCATTGATCATTTTATCGTTAACAGATTCAGTGTCTCCATTAACATACAGCCAACCAAGAATACGGCCATACTTTTCAGACGAGTCCATCTTTTCAGTTTTAATAATAACAGACTTAGCATCCTTTATGTGCTTCTTTAGATACTCTTTAGATTCAAGTCCAAGTGTCTTTTCAGCAAGGTCCTTTGTGCGTGACTCAGGAGTATCAATGCCAGCCAATCTCACACGGGATTGAAACAGAATATCAAACCCTAAATCAATAAGAACATCAATGGTATCTCCATCTACAACATTCTCTACTTTTCTTACATAGTATTCATACATTATTTTCTCCCCCATTTAATTTTATTCCAACCACGCTCATGGAAGTAATAAAGAATTGTTTTAGTTAATACCTCAAAACTTGCAATTGCCCCTGCTGTTACTGGCTCTTTGGTTATAAGCCAAGCAATAGCAAATGTGTCTGCTGTTCCAATTATACGCCAAGTAATTGCTTTTAATGCTGATCTTTGTTTGGTTACATTCATATACCCATTTCCTTACGCTTTTGCGTAGCAGAAATAGCATGGATATCTGCCCCCAAGTCTACTTGCTCAATTTTATATCCTACATCACGACCATATACAATGTTGGTAATGTTAGGTAGTCTTAGTACTAATGCACCATCCATAAATTCATCCTTGGCAATATATTCTTTTACCTGATCAAACTTAAGTGGATCCTTTTCGCTTGTATTGTAGGTATTGCGGACTCCAAGAAGTACTTGGTCAGTTCTCTTGCCAGCCTCCTTATAAAGGGCGTGGTGGCCCTCGTGCCAAGGCTGATACCTACCCAGCATAAGAGTTGTAGGCGCAGACCAATCGTGTAGCCCAAACTTTTTAATAATACGAGATGCCTTTTCTTCAGCATTTTGTTCGTGATTAGTAAAATAAAAATCGGCTTCATCTGGACGCTCAAACATTTTATTTGTATCGTCAAAACGACCCTCAGCAATTGTATCCATAAAAATTAAAATATCTGGCTTACCAAATGCTGCACGAGTTAAGTCTGTAGGACAAACAAAATCCACGATTACTGGTGCTACACCCTGTTTAGAGATTAGTCTTGCCATCTCTCCCATACGAC